ATCAAATAAGATATAGAAGTTACCATTGAAACGGTCTAATTCTACCTCAACTAGTTTACTTGTTTCTCTCCATGGGTTAACATTAATTTCACGCGTCACTTTAATACAGTCAATACTATAACCATATTGATCCGATGTGAACCCAGCCTTATCTACTAATGCTGCTTTGCGTATAACATCAACTCGTTGACGTTCCATTTGCTTTGTAGCATCTGCTTTAGCAGCAGCAACACGTTGTTCTTGTTCTACCGTTAGCATATCTGCGAATAGCGGTAATTGATTTGGGGCAATTTCGATTGTATTTTCCATATGTTTGTTTATTTGTACATGTTAAATGTAATTAAGAAAGTTGTTCTAGCCTATCGGCTTCAGGAATGATAACTGTTTGAATGTGGTTGTTGAACAGTTCTTCATGTTCAATCATTTCAGCAGGCGACCAATTAGGCGTACATACATCATAATATGATCTATGATATGACATTGACTCGTTTGGATAATTTTCATTAGTTAAGGTAAATGTTCCATCACCTTCAATCGTTTTTCTGTCTTATTCATATGTTTGTTTGTTTTTAATTTTCGAACATAGTAAAGATAATAAGGAAAGAGGGCCGAAGCCCTCTATCCATGTTATTCACCTCTATTTCCCGCTTTCTGGAATTTCTTATAATCAGGAATACCCTCGAAATTACGTTGCCAATAATCGAAGTCCTTCTCGCTCATCGGCATTCCGAATACGTGGTATTCTTTTAATTTGCGATCGCCTTGTGGGATGAATGCAGGTCCGTCTGAATTGTGGAATTGTTTCTTACCACCTCGATCAATGTAGTAGCCGATTGTTCCGTCTGCTGTTTTAAATTTGCCGTACTTTAGTTTATTGTACTTTTCCATAATTTATTTTTTAATGTTCCACTTTTGTTCTAAATAATCGTAATAACGTTGTGTTTTATTTCCATTATATAGGAAATATACTAAATGGATATCAATCCATAATTCAATTTTACGTAGTAGCTGTTTCATTTTTATATGTGTTAAATTTTATTTCACCGTTATCCGTACTAATTTGTTCTAAAATCATATATTCACCTGATGTGCCTAATGCATCGATATAGTAGTAACGACCACCTGTTGATTTACCTTTACGATCAATTTGTCGTTGTTGGGTATGTCCTACAACTTGAATATAATGTGATCGTAATACATCATAATTTGATCTCTGTAATGCATCCGGTCGAATCCAAATTGGGGACGACTCAACACTATCACCATATGGATCACGTCCTGTAAATTTAAATTTATTTGGTTTATATCTCCATACATCATTTACAAAATCAGATACGTACTCTCCATTCCATCCATTATTTTTCAACCAATTAGCTGATACACCAGCATGACTAAATACGAACACGCCCATTTGATAACACATCTGTAAATGTTCTTTATTATCTTCTAATAATTGTTCAATAGCAGCTCTAGCTCCGGCTTGGTATCCTGAATAATGCTCAGTAATACCTCTCATATAATGATAATCATGATTACCAATCAACATAGCTACACCACATTGGCCTGATTTCTTCCAATTTACAATTTCTTGGAAATTGTGCATCTGCTCAGCCGCAGTATAATTATCATATGAATCAAAGTAATCACCTATGAATATAACTCGGTCTGGAGCTTCATTTGCTACAATACCTTTCCAACAATCACGTCCGTGAATGTCACCTATTATAACTGTTTTCATAACTATATATGTAAATGGTCTTTAATGTTTTGAATATGCTTACACACTTTAGTACGTCCACATTGGAATGCTAAGCAATTGCATCTCAATTGGTTATCTTGATTTCGTACTACCTTATAATTCTGATATTTACCTTTTATATCTTTGGATCCCATTACTACATAAGTAATAGTCCATTTTTCAGTTGGTATCTGTGTTGATTTTGGTCGTCCTCTGGGCATTTGATAGTTGGTTTTGTAATTGACGTATTTCTAATTGTAACATTTTATATTCATTTGAGCGTAGTCCATCTTTACTCGACAACAATATCATTGTTGACTGATTGTGTAAATCCATCAATCGAGTAATTATGGTATTTGTTTCCACTGCTCATATTAAATACACACATAAATATAATGGGACACATCTCTGTGTCCCTTATGTTTTACTTGATATAATTTATCTCGTTTACCTTTACCTGTTCGTTGCGTTGTCATTCTAGATATAATGTGACAGCTTTCACCTACTGATAATGGTTCTGGTTTGAATTGAGCTAAAATTTCTGCAAATGTTAATTTATTCGTTTTCATACCTTAAAGATAATTAAGAAATCTTACTTAGACAAGCCTGATAGTTTTTCAAAGCGCTCATACATCGAAGCATAGTCACGAGGTACTTCACGATTCGCTTCTTCATCCTCGTATTTATCAACTGTTGCTTGATCTTCAGGTGATAATTCATTTGAAATAGGTTCTAATACATACCAATATAACCAACCTGTATCCTCATCATAATCATCATATTCTTCTGCTTTTAAACCTAATTTAGCTAAACCAGCATTTAATGATTCTAAATCACGATTACGATTCCAATATCCTGTTCTGATATATGGTTTTGCACTTTGTAAACGATCAATTTGAGCATTAGGTTCTAATTCTAAAACACCTTGTATTTGTTCTGGAGTTAATTTCATTTTATTATTTATTCATTTGATATAAATATAATTAAGAAAGGGGAACCTAAGTTCCCCTTCACTTAATACTAACTAAAATTATTTAGCTTCAACAGCATCAGCATCAACTGAATCAGTAACAGCAGTGTCTGCAACAACTGTATCAGCAGCAATAGTATCTACTGTAGTTGAATCAGCAGTAGTAGATTCTGTTTTAGAACCACATGATGTAGCTGCTAATGCGATAAATAATGCAACGAATGTTAGTGCGAATAAATTTTTCATTTTTACTTGGTTTTGGTTTATTATAAATATTTACTTTTTATTTGAAGGTATAATTATTATACTCTGTCTACGTTTTGGTGAATGAGGTATAATAATTCTGTTATATCTACGATTAGGCAAATGATATCCATTAACGCCTATACGATGATAAGGTTGTAATCTAGTGTTTACACGTCTAACTCCAAATCCAGGAATGTAGGTATAACAACTCGACGTTACGGTAGCAATCAATAACAATAATATTAATTTTTTCATATGATTAAATGTAATGAAGACACTTTTAAAATCCAATTTTACGTTTTGTATCTACAGCTTTATATTCGATTTCCTGTAAATTATATATTTCAGTTAATGTCATATCATCAGTAGCGATGTGATCCATTCCTAAATGTTTGATTAACTTATTTGCATCGTCGACTTTTAACTTATCGAATTTATGTTCAGCAATTAATCTACCTTTACGTAATAATGCTGTATCAATCTTTTTACGATCCATATTAAATGTGGCGACTATTTGAATGTTTAATATATCTCCCAGAATACCGTCAGTCAAGTTTAGTATATTAGATACACCGTTGGCTCCGTTAGTATCTCGGTCAGTAATAACACGTTCAGCATCTTCAATGAATAGAATTGAATCGCTGTTTTCAATTAAAAACGGAGTCATTTCAGGTGAGGTGATGAAGTCTACTAAATATGGTGGAACGAACATCACCTTCTTGTCCTTGATTTTAGAGGCTAAATATTTTAAGTAGTGTGTCTTGCCTGTACCTGGTTCACCATGTAATAGAACTAATCCATTAGCGTTCTTTTTATTTAGTGTTGATAATATCTTATCATGCACTGGTATAAATGACGAACCATAATTATGTTCTAAATCCAATTTTTGCTTAGGCAGATCGAATGTTTGAGTATCATATCCGTGACGAGTCTGAACAATTAATGATATATTGTTTTCTTTTGTTTTGTGTTTTTTAAGGATTTTAAATAGATCTTCTCTAAATAATTCAAATCCACTATCACTTATGTTTGAATAAATAATAATAGTACGTTCGTTTTCATCTTCCCAATCATTATCTTCACCACCATTAATTTTTTTAAACGCGTATGGTGATATCTTCAACGCAATCATTGATGGTTGTCCTTTCTCATTAATAACCGTTTTGCCAAAGTATTTATGTTGGCTACGCTTTTTAGGTGTAGAGTAATAAGTTGAATACAACTCAGTAAAATTCCATTTACTAAGAAACTTACTTAAATCATCATTTTTAAATGAATAATCATTAATACTCTCATAATGACTAACCCATCTATCTGTTGCTTCAAATATTTTATGGGCAACAGGATATTCATTATCTTCAACATTAACGTATGGAGCTTTATTCATTATTTAATATAAATGTACTGTGACTTATTACGTTTTTCAAATGCTTTATCAGCTTTCCAATTTTGGATTTGCCATTCAGCTAATTTTTGTGTTTGAAATGAAGCATAATGTTCTACCCAATGTAGTCCAACTCGTTTAGACGGAGTATAATATGTTTGGGATTCGGTTTCATTTACCCTAACACGATAAGCTGAACAACTGCTTAATAATAATGTTCCTAATATTAATAATTTTTTCATTATACAAATCGTTTTATGTGATGATCAAATTCAAATCCTGATTTAATCGGTTGATTACCCATTAATCGTTTAATGTCTGATGTGTGTAGTGGATTTAATCCATTTCCATCTACGCCTACATCCATTGTTTTACCTTTACCAATGCGGCGATCAGCAGATAAATGGACGTGTCCGTGTAAATGTATTACACCATCATTCATTTTATTCCAAGATATAATTGGGTAATGCATCAAAACATAGTTTTGTTCCCAATCTTTACCTTTAACTTCTAACTCTAAGTACTGATTAACTGAAGTAAATAATCCTCTAATACCTTCACGATCGCGTTCGATGTGATGATCATGATTACCTAAAATGATATGTATGTTTCTACAATTAATACGATTACGAAATTGTTCAATCATTTCAAACCCACCAAACGACCAATCACCTAAGTGAAATAATATATCGTCTTGCCCAACTACTGAATTAATTCCATTTACAATTCTATTATTCATTTGATCTAATGTATCAAAATCACGAGTAAATCCATCAGCATTACTCCACCTTGTAGTACCACGACATATGTTTGTATGCATATAGTGTGTATCTGAAGTAAAGTACAATTGTTGGGTTGGTTCTAATTTAATTTTCATGTTTCTGTTTATATCTTATTACAGCAGCCCATTTTAACCATCCTATAGTTAATGTCCCTCTATTGTATTCTCCCCACCCATTATAATAAGTAATAGCTGGGATTAATTCGAATACATTTACTTGTTTTTTAAATTCGATTATCATCCTATTTGTGTTTTATCGTCGTCATCTAATCCGAACAAGTCATTACCTGTATAATCAGGGTGGTTCTTATCCATGTAGTCAAATCCACGTATCCATAACCAAATAAATGGTGATGCTAATAATACAATAAATCCAAACAATGCTAAGAATTCCATACTTCAAACGATGTTTTTGATTTATTCTGCTTTAATTCAGTTAAATTATACTTGCGCATATATTCTTGTTTTTGGCGAGTATAATACGCTTTTAATTCTTTATCAATATGATCATCCCATCCTATAGGAGTAGATTGAATATTAAAGATATCCTTTTTAGCTGTCATAATGTTTGTTTTTATATTCTAAAAATAATAAAGAAAAGGGGTCGAAGCCCCCTTTCTATTAAGCTACTTCAGCGTATTCGCTTACATACTGATCGGCTAACTCCCATAATTCGGAATTGAATTCGATGTTCTGTGTGAAGTTCTTTAACGCTCTTGCTTTACGTGTTTTGCCTTTTTCATTTTGGTAATTAAATCCACCACCCACTAACTTCTCCTGAACGCGGTTCAGAATTGCCCACATTGACATACCAGCATCTTCTTTACGTTCAACTAATAGTAATTGATCGGTATTAATTTCTTTCAAATTATCTCCAAAACGCAATTGAGCTGCTTTAGCTGCAAACGCATTAGCCATGTCATCTGAAATAGTTACATCGTTGAATTTATTAATACGACCCACTACATCAGGTAATTTTTCAACCATTGTATGAATTAATGAACGTAATGCTTCAAAATCATAACCTTGATGACGAATCTTTAACGTACCCATATCTTGGTCTTTAATAACTAAACCATTCGAACATACTAAACGGAAAATACCTACCTCAAATCGGAATGTAGACGATCCATCATGTGAATTGGTTAATAAAATTTCAATATATGAATCAACATTACCATCTGCATCAGCCATATACACACCCTCATTACGGAATTTAACTAAGTGCTTTTTAATTGCTGAATTACCACCCTTACGGGCCTTAACACCAATTGCTTGAACTGGTTCCCATCCTAATTTCCTCATGTCTTCAACTACCTGAATAGTAGGAATCTGAGTGTAGTGATCTGATAAACCGGCCTTGTGCTCGGTTGACATAACTGCGGGTGCGATCGCTTGGATCTGCTCGTTTGATAAAATATTCATCTTATGTTTATTTATTTGTTTTACAAATTAAAGATAATAAGGAAATTCTCGCTTTCCTAGAATTTATAAGTAGTTTCTTCTTCAGCCATATCTTCATCCCTTGCTGGATTGATTGGTTTTGAATAAGTATAAGGTACGATTGTGTATCCTAATGTTTCTAACATTGCTCTCAAGTTTGTTACTTTAGGGTATGCCATTTTTTCTAATTCAGAGCCGATACCTTTAAGTAAAAGCATCTCTTTGTAATCACGTGTTGTTTTCTTGTTTGTACTCTCCATTTTGTTTGTTTTTTAAATTGAAAATTTATTTTATAAGGTAAATATAATTAAGAAAATTTAAATCGATCTGTAGGCTTCGCTAATTCGTTTAGCGACTAATTCTTTATAATCATCAGCAGCGGCTATAAATTCACCACGTGATGAATTCCATAATACTAATTCAGCTTTACGTCTGCGTACTAATCCTTTACGAACACGTCCACCTGCTAATTTATATTGGGATAGGTATGGTTCAATATCGCGTCCACGCTTAATTGCTTTGCCTAATCCATCAGTGGTAAAACGCATTCCAATATTGAAAGCGATCATTGATGTTAATATAATCTTTTTACGTGATTTTAATTCTGGAAAACGACGTTTAACGTCTTTAATGAATTTAGCATAATCTTTATCAAATAATTCATCTGCTTGCTTAACTGAAATGCCGTTACGATATAAACGACGTTCCTTTCGGGTCATGACGTGACCCCACCCAATGGTCCATTTACCGCCTGGGCATTTATACGGTTTTAATTTTAATGATTCTTCTGATTTGATAAATAAAGCAGCGGTGTTGTAGAGTTTGTCGTCTGATGTGTCTACTGCTTCGATAATTGGGGGTTCGACTTTGGGTTTGTGTTTGTCGTTATAACCTACCCACAATGCGGCTAGCATAGCCGTTATGACTATTTTCTTCATAAGTAATGTTGGTTAAATTGTTAAACTTATAATCTAAAGTTAATTAAGAAAGCCTTAGTTTCCTAAGGCTCATCTTCAAATTCGGGGAATGGATAAAAACCATTTAAAACTGCTTCAATATAAATTTCGTCCATCGTCTTATTTTTAAGTACGATATGAATATAATTGAGAAAATTTTAAAATCCGAATGTTTTAATATTATCGTCTTTGTCTATTAGTATAGCTGTTTTAGATTCAACCCAATCACCTGAATTTAAATAATGGATTCCAAACACCACTACATTTATGTTGTTTAGCTAATTTAGCTGCATTTTCTTCAAAATCAGCTATAAATGCTACTGCTTGTTTTACTTTAGCTTTAATTTGTTTACTGATTGAGTAATATGGTAATCCAAATGATGCTCTAATTCTATTATATGTTGTATTTAAAGCTAATGCTAAATCGTACCCAACGGATCCAATTTTAGCTACCCATTTCCACGTTGATGAAAATACATCTAATACATCTCCATGAAATACCAAATATTTCTTACGTTTAATCCCAAGTATATATTCTTCACACATTGTAATATTAGACATTTTAATCATGAAGAAATCAGATAGAAACTCATCGTGATTACCTCTAATCCAAATAATGTCTGTTTTCTTAGATAATTCAAGTAACTTAAGTATAACTTTAGTATGTTGTTTTTTCCATTTTGATCCACGCTGCAAGGCCCATCCATCAACTATATCACCATTTAGTATCAGTTGTTCAGTTGGATATTCGTCTAAGAACTTAATAAATTCTTTAGCCTGGCTATCTTTAGTTCCTAAATGGATATCAGATACTATAATTGTTTTATACTTGATCATATAATATATGTTCTATTGCTTGTAGTACTTCTTCGTCGGTTGATATTTTAAAATCAAAATCAGCATCTGGCAGTTTTGTTCTTTCTAAAAACCATCTTAAATATATAGGTGCTAATATACCTTTATATCCATTATGGATACCACTTGCTGCAGTTGCATTACATTCCTGCTCGTATTGTCCTTTAATTGGAATCGTTAATACTCGTTTATTTAAATATAATGCTTCAGCTACAGTTTCAAACCCACCTCCAGTAATAACACCACTACAATTTATAAGTAAATCCATAAATTTAATAGGATCAGCAGGTTGTATTGTTGTGTTTAGTGTTGGATGTACTGTGGCTTTTATCTCAGGTGAAATTATGATAAATTTATAGTCGGTGTATTTACCAAATGCTTTAACTAAATCATATGGGTTATATGCTGATAGGTATACTAATATGTAGTCTTGTTTAGTTGTATTTTCTTTACTATTACGTATAACACTTCTAATATGAGGTGGTAATATGAAGTCATCATATCGTTTAAAATGGAATCCAATATTATACTCACATGGAGCATAATTCTTTAATATCCATTCAGCAACTTTATCTATTTTAGATGGTCGTGGAGTATTTTTAGATAGAAATGCGGCATGATGAGATAATGATAGTGATTTAACGCCTCGTAATTTAGCAGCATATGCTGATATTGGTTCAAAATCCGATATAATTAAGTCATATTGCTCAACATTTAATGATAATATATCTTTAATGAATTGGATTATATTTAGTTGTTTAAATGTCTTCCAATAATCTAATTTACCATTATCATAAGCGAATGTAAACCCTTTAAAACGATATTTAATTTGATGTCCAATATTGATTGGATTCATTTCACCTGATACTAAAATATCTACATCGTAGTGTTTTAGAATGGGTAATATTGACATTGCACGTGAAGCATGACCGTAACCAGTGCCATTAAAGGCATATAATATTTTCATTAATCGACTAATTTATATATTTCGTCTAAACAGCGTCCTTGTTCATCGTAGTCTAATCCAAATCCAATAATGAACTCATCATTAGTTAATTCCATTCCTACGTAATCAACAACCACATTAGTCTTGTAATTTTTGGGGCGTGTAAATAAAGAACATATTTTAACGCTGTTAACTTGCTTCTCATTAATTAGATAGTCTTTTAATTCAACCATTGTTAAGCCTGTCTCAACAATGTCCTCGACTATAATTATATTACGTTTATAGAGGTCGCGGGATATTCCAAGAACTTGTTTTACAGCACCTGTAGATTCGATACCTTCATATGATGACAATCTAACGAATTCTAATTCGGGGCTTAATGGATATAATTGTTCAGCTAAATGTGCTCCAAATATACCTGCTCCCTTTAATACTATAACTAATACTGGATTGTAATTTTGATCATGTATGATTTCCATTGCTAATGCTTTAATCATAGCATTTAGCTTCTGTTTGGGTATTAGTGGTTCGAAGTGTTTATCTTTTATCTTTAGCATGTTCTCGTTTCAAGTCTTCAGCAATTTGCTTAATAATTTCATCAGGCGTCATTACTAATAGAGTATTTAATTTATATTGTCCTCTATATTTGTCGTATGAAGTAAGTACTTCACGAATTAGGCTCTCCGTTATCGGAGTTTGGATATCGTTCTGCATAACCTATTGTATGATGTGTTGTTGTTATTTTATGCCCCATATTGTATGGGTTGTAGTTTATTTCTAATGTTAATGTAGATAAATCATCATCCTCACATTGCATGTATAAATCATCTAATGCTTTTAAAAGCATACGTCGTTGAGCCCGTTTAACTTCTTTGTAAGTCATAGTTAATCTACAAAGTCGCTTACATTTTCATCAGCAAATAGATCTTCAGGAAACTCCTCATAATCATCATCGTCATCCAATAAATCTTCATCTGCCCAAATGACTTCCCATTTATCACCATCTAATTCATTTAATGGGTCAATAATTTCTTCTAACCCGTAATATTCTAGATCCTCCTCGTAGGTTTCATTATAAGCGATATTATCAATATCAATATCGAGTGGAGTTTTAGGATCGCGTGGTTTATAAGTCTGTGATTGCATCTACAATTGATTTTTTAAGTTTTTTACGAGTAAATTTAATTGTTGGTACTAATTCTTTTAGCTTTATAACCCGAGCACAATATTCATACTCTTCTGCTTCTTCTAATGTTGGTAAACAACCATCTAAATTTTCTAAATAATCAGTATCATCCATTGCTAATGATGTAGCCATATTCATACCTCCTATTGTTGGTGATAATATGATACAAGCAATAACATATTTTATCTTATGATTACAAGCAAATTCGACCGCTTTAACAGTTTGCTTAGCAATCTCTAACCTGTATTCAGGTCCTGGTGTGCCAAACTTACCTCCTTTAATTATAAGCGGTTCGAATTCGTCTTGTTCTTTCATTACTGATAAATATTATGCTTCAATTACTGAAACAATATTTGATTTAGATGCTGATTTTACTTCAAAATCATTCTCACCACGTTCAGATAAATAATCTGTAATACGAGCTTCAGCTTCAGTAACGGACATTGCGTCTACTAAATAAACTTCAGTTTGTTTTTTAATTTTACCTTTGTTGTCTTCTGTTTCGAAAACGGCTTTCACTGTGAAATACTGTGCCATATTTATTTTATTTTGTTTTATTTATTCGTATGCTTTAACTGATGGTAATCCACTGTATTCACAATGTAAATCTTTGTCTTGTTTTGGTGGTGCACCTTGGATTGAATTTAATTTACTCTCCAATTCATTAATCTTCACTAATGATTTAATTGCAACTGAAAATGATATCATTGACAATCCAATGATTGAAGCTACTGTTAAAATAGCTAGAGAAAATACTAATAATTCCATATCTTTAGTTTGATTTTATATTACATAGTTGCACACTCTAATACCAAAAAGCATAAAGCGAATCCAACTATAAATAATATTAATGGTGTTTTAATTTCTTTCATAACTTATTTTTATTTTAAATTGAAAATAATAAGGAAAACAATTAATTCCTAGCAATTAAGCTATTTTCTTCGGGCTCGTCATCTTCCCACAATCCAAGCGCTTTCATGTTTGCGATTTGGTCTTCATCTAATTGCCAATCAAAATCTACTTGCTTAGTTTCCTGATTTGATTCTATAGAACGTATTTGGTTACCTGTAAGTACTTCACCTACATATAAGTAATAACAATTATAACACAACAATTGTAGATTTTCTAATCTATAATCTACTTTATTACCATTTCGAAAATGCATCAATAACGGCATCTTATAATCTGTAACTCGTCGTTCTGAAAAGTCACACATGTCACAACATTCTTTTAGATATCCTTCTTCGACTGCTCTAATTTTGATCTTCTCAGGAGTAAAGCTCTGCCAACCGTCCTCACCTTCGAGTATAGCCTTAACATTCGGTTCTTTACGACGGTTAGGAAGGAATTTAGGAATACCCACTCCGGTTTGGTTCTTATGTACCTCGAACAAAGTAGGAGAATTAGGATCGTTATCATCTATACGGTAGGACTTCATAAATGGCCATAAGTGCTGATAAGAACATCCCAAATAACGAGCAGCGGCTCGGATTGATTTGGTATGTCTCATAGCCCTTAATAGGTCCTCTTTATTAAACGGTTTAGCTTTAGCCATTTTATAACAATTGTTTTACAGCAATCCATAGCTGTTCTGGATTTGATATTTCACGTTCAATTCCCTTTGCATCAGTATATGGGATAGAACCATCCATTTCTAATCGATCATAACAGTAGTGAATAATTAATTCAGCAGCTTGTGTTCCAAACGATAAATAAATCAAATTATCGATGATTTGTAAATACATTTCATCATAATCTGATAAATCAATTTTGAAATCTGAATGTACTAATGTAGAACGATTGATTACTAATTCAATTTGGGTAATGATATTAATGAATAATTCATGTTTGATATCTTCATTATTCTTCTTACGACGTACTATTTTAGTATTAGTACCAATAAGGCCATTAATTTGGTTTTGAATTCCCTCAATCTCTTTATCTACGTTCATAACTTTTCTTTTAATTTTATAATTTCAGCACATGTTTCATAATCTTCAAACTTTTCATAGTATGAGATTGATTTATTTAATGCTGATTCAAAATCTTGTTTATCTACTGTTAAATAATTTCCAGTTGAGTTAATTTCTATTATTTTAGCGTGTTTTAATTTACGCTTAATAGCTTCTCTAATCCCCCATACTGTTTGAGAATAAACAATATCTTGTATTATTTCGTTTTCTCCGATTACTGAGTAATCAGGTTCGCCGTCTCCGTTTATATTAAACTGTAGGTTCGGTATTACTCGTTTGCTCATCAGAATTAGGGTTTAAAATGTTTTTGATAAATAATTTAAAGCTCTCTAATCGGATTAAGAATCCAATTACATTCTGATATGGTACGTCTAAATCGGTATCAACTGATAATCCAATATTAGCTAATCCTTTATTTAATTTTGTTTTTAATTTTTGGGTAATTTCTTCCTTCTTAGCCTCGTCTGTGCCTTGAGGAACGATGAATTGAACTTTAATACCCTTTTTAGTTGGATTCTTGTTCACATCTACTACCATTTTTAATCCACTATCGGGTGATTGAGGTGGAGTCATATCAACTGCTGGGGATGTTGGTTCAGCTGCTGTTACTTCTTCTCCTACCTCACCTATAATAGCTTTAATTTCGTCTTCTAATAAGTGATGCATATTTTAGTATTTATTTTCTCATATAAATATAATAAAGAAAGGCCCTAGAAACTAGGACCTTTAATTTTAACCGTGTGTTATTATTTCTTCTTAGGATAGTAACGACGCTTCTTCTTAGCTGGTTTAGGAGCTTCAACTACTGGAGTTTCAACTAAAGTAGATTTACTTTCAGCAGCTGCTAGCTCCTGCGCTTTAGCTAATTCATCTTGTAAAATTTGAATAGCTTCCTTTTCAGCTGCTACTTCAGGAGTAGTAAAAGCAGATTCATCTGTTGCTAATACTTCATCAATCTTCTTAGTCATTTTTCTAAGATTCTCATTAGTTGTTTTAACAACATCTGCAGCTTTTTTTAATTCGATCGTAGGATCAGAAGCGGCAACATCCTCTTGTGAAAGAGTAACGGTCTGCGTTTGCTTACTAGCAAAGTACCAGATGGCACCAGCAAGACCTAACAATACTAAAATTGCAATTAACATAATTGTTTGGGTTTTGGTTTAAAATTTAATCTTCAAATAAACTAATAATATAAGCATATGTAACTACACCACATATCATAAGTAACAATATTGCTAATACTACTTCTGGAATTCCAGGTATTAGTAAGAATTTTTTGTATTTTGATTTATACCAGCCATTACTATCAACTTCTTCTAATAATGAGTGAGTAATATGAGCTATAATAACGTGAACCATTAAGGCTACAAATATAAGAAAGGCAAGCATTAAGTAGTAAAACATATTATTCTTCTCGGTGTTGTTTAGTTGTGTTATGATAAATGAAAAATGTAAGTAATACCCATCCGAATTTAGATGAATCAGTCCAATCAACTAGAGCAACATCATAATTAATTAATGTAAATACTCCAAATGAAAGTAACATTGATACGATTGCGTATTGTATTAAAACTTTATTCATATTTTAAATTTAATAAGGACATTTTACTTAGACAAATATTTTGTTAGTCTGAGAGTCTCGTTTCATATAACCACCCCATTTGTATTTAAATGCTTCATGGCATATTTGTTCTTTATATACTGCTTCTTTAATACGTTCTTCGGATTTAGTACCTACTGAAACGAAATGGTAAAATGAGACATTATATAAACGAATACTTCCTATGTTATTTAAATTACATTTCATAAAGAATTCACAATCAACAACCCACCCACCAGGATATGATTCATCCCATCCACCTACCCTTAAATAATCATTTTTAGACATGAATATAGGTAAAGTAGATCCGTTTATATCCTTAACCATTTTAGATGAATTAACTTCAAATACCCTAAATGCTTCTAAATTAAATGTTTTAGGATCACGTCCTAAATCTTTAATTATAAATTGACTAAATATACTTGGAATTGGTTCAATTTGATTGGGGGTATAAACCGCACCTGGTTGGTATTGTGATTCTAAACGTGTATCCCAATCAGCAGGAAACACATTATCATCATTTACAATTAAAATTAAATCGTTAGACGCATTATAAACACCTAAATTAGTTGCTCGAGCTAATCCTACGTTTTGTTTTAAATCAAGTACTGAAATATCATCTTGATATTTGTATAGTACTTCTTTATTTTCCTCGTAGAATCCATCTACAACAACAATAATTTCATTTCTATTTGTTTGGCCTTCAATAGCTGATCTTAAACATAAATCAAGTACTTCTGGTTCTCTGTAAGTTGGGATTATAACTGATATCATATTTTTGACCAATCGATTAAGGGTGTTAACCAAGCTGTTTCGCCGTGAGTTGAATAACCTGGTATTGGAGTAACTAAGTAATGAGCTGAATTGTATAATGAGACAAACATGTCGAAATCACGGGGATAACTGCCTTGAGTATATTCACGCAATACATTTTCCGTCTTACGAAGTGTCTTCACTTTAGACGCGAATGTCATCGTTGTTGAATTAGTTACTTTCCAATGAGATGATGTAGATAACATAACACGAGTCATTTCACCTCCACCTTGTACGTATGGATTAGCACCATCAATATATTTGTCTGGATGATCGTATAATGAAACGAAATCGGCTCCAATTTCATTTAATCCTTCTTCAATTATTTTTTGTGAGCCTGGTTTATGTAAATAATCATTTTCACAGAAGTATACTATTTCATTATCGTCATAACCTAATGCTTCAGTTAAAGCAATATTAAATGTACCAGCACCATGACCTACTGAAGTGTAGAAGATATTATCTTTAGATACATACTCTTGAATCATGTTATCTGTTTTTTCAGATACATTATCGGCAATAATAGACCAATCAGCATCTTTAAATACATTAACTGCATTCCATAAGCAATTTCTATTATTGATGTACTTCGGTTTTACTTTATTATAACCTGCGTCTGATATTCTATAAATTATTTTCATTTGTTGTATATTTGAGCAAATGTTTTAATACTATCTAAAACAGTATCATGTTCTAATACTTCGTATGTTATTGTTTTATCATATTTACTATTTTTGATCATATTTGCCCATCCTAAATGAAGAGATTTGTCAACAATAGGAACTAATTTAGGTTCTGAAATATGAATATGTTCTATATAGTCAATATAGTTAAGAAAATCACTCATTGGATTTCGTTTTTCAAGAATAGAATTATGGGTATCAACCATTGTTCTTATATTAATTAAGTTATTCTCTTTAATAAAATTAACTATCTCATCAATATTATGAAAGAATTGACCATTATATACAGAAGCGTTAGGTTCAATTACAACTTTAATATCTTTACCTTCTAATAACTTATCTACTTGAGTGAATATACTTACAAGTGCTTTTTCCCACCCTTCATGTTTTTGTCTTAAACTAGGTGAACCAAATACAAGTATTTTAGCACCTAATGTAACAGCACAATTAATTACTCGTTTAAAATGAGATACAATAACATCAACATCAGTTATCTTACAATCAACTCCATAAAATAAAGACTGGATAGAATAAGATTTAAGATTATAATCATCTAATGTAATTTTATAATTCATTAAATCAATATAAGTTAACTTATCCCAATCTTTAAGTTTAGTTAGAATAGTTTCAACTTGAGTAATATTGTTTTCTCTTAAACAATTAAATACATCTCCAGCATGGTACCTATCCCAAGCAAAATTACTTAATGCTAAATTCATTGACAAATTGTTTAATTTCGTTTAATACTTTATTTTTATCACTAATGTAATAATTACCAAATTTTGTTTTATAATTATATATTATAAAATCTCCATTTTTAACTTTATTAATGTAATAAGGAAATAATTTAACTATTTCGGCTGTATAAATTGGTTCTGTAAATAAATTGAACACTATTTCATCAGGGTATTTTGATGAATATGAATTTATATCATTATATAAGTTATCTAAATTATACCATTGGTAGTATGAATTTTGGTTTATTTGATCTACATTATTATCATGAATTAAATCATATATAACATTTTTCTTTATTAGTGAATTAAATAATGCGGGTAATCTAAATATTTTTAAATCATCACATTTAACCATTTCCCTAACCATTAATTCAAATATATAACGATTATTACCATAACTTAATTTTGAAACGTTTGGGTAATAATCTTCATTAGATGATAATGGTGAGTCATTATAAACATCAATAGTTGAAATTAATGTTATCTTTGAATAATGGAATTTAGATATAATACTGATAATGTTATTAATATTTTGAATATCATCAGTTAAATTCTTATTAACCATCCATTTTGTTGCTGGTAAACAGGTTAAAAATAGTTCATCACCATCTTTAGCTAAATTCTCAAATGTGTATAAGTTCTTACTGTTGAACTCATGATTAAATGTTTCAAACTGTTTAATTGTTTGTCCCACCAATCCAGTGTTGCCAATTAATAATTTCATCTATTTGTTTTTCTATAATGTATATTCCTTGTATTTTACCTGTAAAACAATTCATTATATTACCTTCCCAATTTACTACAGGATATCTATTAGCTGAATTACTTTTTACTTTTGATTTAATTGATAGAAAATAATTATCATAAGTAAAATGTTCTAAAAATTCAGGATAATAATGTTTAATTTTATTTTCAATTAATTTTATTTTTTCTAAAACATTATCAAAACTAAATTTATAATTATTTAATTCATCAACATCATTAGTAGTAAATAAAGGTGTATGTTCTACATCTGTTACTGTGTATAATTTATCTTTATAAGGATAAATTGAAAAAAAATCACCATCAACTAAAGTAAGAGCACCAAATGATGTTGGTTGTATTTTCTTATATAATAATGATAATGTTAATTCATAGAATGTATCATTGATTTGATTTAAGTGATTATTAGTAGCATTAATTACTAAATCATATTCTTTAGATAATGCTTTAATATCAGTTATTGTTTTCTTAACAATAATATCTTTTAGTATTTTGTTAAAGTAAAGATTAGCTAATTCAAAATCAATATATCGTTCTTCAGTTTTTATAATCCCTTCAACATGTTCAAATTCGGGGAAGTGTTTTTTATAATGTTGTGGGTCATTAAATATTTTTCTGAATGTGTAATAGTCTAATAATGAATCTTCAGCAACACAATATAAATTATTTTCAACTTCACTAGTTAATATTTTATAATCATCCATAAACTGAGGAAATGTATCTTGACATAAATTTCTAGTTTTAGAATTTCGAGCATAATGATAACCTAAATGAAGACGATTCTGATTAAAGTATGATGTTGCTTTAAATAATTCATCTTTTTCAAATAATGTTACATCATTATTTTTCATTAACTTACGAGCTAGATGACATCCAACCCATCCTCCACCTACAATTGCTATTTTCATACTATACGTCGATAACCATATCTAAACCTGTACTTTGACCCCAATTTGATTTATTTTTATATAAATCTAATGATGGATAATATTCAGTTCGTCTAACTACATCAGTTCCGAACCAATTTTCATAACCAACTAACTCCCATTCACCATCTTTATCATTCCCATTATAAATTGCTGGGGTAGGTTCAGTTTGCCATAAAATATAATCTTCAGCATTAACACCCCAATATTTCCATCTTTTTAATGCTTCTCTAGATAAATCTGTATTTCGAATACTCATTAATTTATCTTTAACAGTTAATAAGTATTCATATTTGTAAGCACCAATAGACATAGATGGAGTTAATCGCATTGCTGCTTTATCTGGTCTTTCTGATGGGATATTATATACTAATTCTTTAAATTTAGGTCCCACTTTACAAGTATCATGAATTAAAAACCAATAATCAGCTTGAATCTGTTTATCTACAATTTCAATCAACGGACTATATTCATATGAATTATGTTCTAATTGGTGATAATGAACTCCATCTTGATTTTGATAAACGTAATCTCCACACCCAGCAATAAACACATGAATATCATCAGGTTCTATACCCTGTTCTAATAGTGAAGGAATAATCACTGGAAGTGATTGTTGGTAAAAATTAATATTACTTGCTACAGCAATCGTTATTTTCATATATAAAGTATATTTTGATTAAAGAAATGAAGATGACACATGTTTTCTATCATTATATTTTTATGACTTGGATCGTGTATTTTAAGTTCTATAATTGAATTTAATAAAGAAATATATGTAGATTCTGAAAGTAAATGTTCTTTTTTAAGATTATTACGTTCTACACAATCGGCTAAAAATTTCTCACAACTCCATCCTTCAACATATTCCCAAATGCGTCCATTATATTCATCTAATGATTTAACAAAATTATAAGTTTCATCAATGTAATGAGCATCATTTAAATAATCTGTTTTGGATACATTAATAAAATAAAAATTAGTTTGAGGTTTAAAATCTTCTTTTAATATTCTATCAATATCAAAATCATACATAACCATTCCACCATATCCAATCCCATTCAAATAATAAAAATCAGCTTCTTTGATTTCTTTATCAAGTAATTCATTATGAATAACCATATCATTAGCTGATTTACATAACCATTCAATATTATTTTCTTTACAATAATTAAATAATATATTATCTAAATCAGCAGTTCCAAAATTATGCCCTCTATTATTAGTTGAATTTAATATGATGCAGTTTGGAAAATGATGTTTACACATCAAAGTATGAGTATTAATATACTCTTCACTATCAAAATTAGTTACAATAATAATATGAGCAAAATTATTTATTACTTCCTTATTATAAGCAAAATACTTATCAGTTTTTATTAAATCATTTTCAGATCCTATATATCCAATAGTACCATAAGCTGATTTATTAATAAGTTGCTTTAAATTCATCAGGGGTAATTAAATTAAGTAATTCTTTTTTATTTGCTTCAAATTGTTCCCAAGTAAATGAATCGGTATATGGTTTTGGGGAATTACCATTATTTTTAATAACACCTACACCATAATCAGCATCAATAACACAGCAATCGTATGTAGGATTGTTAAATTTGAAATCTACAAATGCTTTCCATGTATCCCCATTCCAAGCAACAGTTTCGCGAGGAACTTTTTGGGCTTCATAACTTATAGGATTACAATCATGCATTAGTATAAATCCATTCTCAACTAAATGATTTAGTGAATTAGCTATATCTTTAACTACTTGATCTGAATGATGTAGCCCATCAATGAATATAATATCATATTTAATATCTTGGTGACCTTTAATAAGTTCAAAAAATTTATCAGATGTTGTAGGGTAATTAACTTCAGGTACTACTATTCCTTCGGTTCCTGGATCAACTCCATCCTTATGAGGTGCTTTAACAGCACGAATATTTTCTCCATGAAATACTCCAATTTCAAGATAATTAATTAGATTATATTTTTCTATTAAATAGTTAATAGCATCAAAACGTTTAAATGGAGTATTATCGTAACGAATGATATTTGGATTATCTAGATTATTTGTGTACATTATAATGTGTCGTAGTATGCGTTTTGTTTTTCTTGGCGTTTAATATCTTTATGATGCCATAAAAATAATTCAGCTGGAATGTATGAAAGAGATCCATATCCTTCAAGTACTTCATGTACTTTATTTTTCCATTTAATGGATCCATCGTTTTTGAATATACGATGCTGCCAATCTGGGAAGTTGATTAAATCTTTACCATCAATGTTTTGAACTTTCCATCCCCATTTAGTAATATGCTCTTGAGTTAATCCATCAACTGTATTACGTCGCGCAATATAAAACGATTCAGCTAATCCACGATTAGATTCAAATATAGCTGGTAAATATGCCCAAAATTCTTTAGATGGTAACTCATCAGCATCAATCTGAATAATATAATCACCTGTACAATATTCTAGGAATTGATTCTTCCAATCAGCAAAATGACCATTAAAATCTAATTTACGCCATGTTTGTACATTTGGTAATTTATTGAATGAAAGTAGGTACTCTAACACTTCAGGAGTACCGTTTTTTTCATCATACAAGATAACGATTTCATCTTGTACTTGTTTATTTTCTAATAAATTGGGGAGAAGTTGTTTTATCTCCTCCAATTCATTACATACTGTTACTGCAAAACTAAACTTCATCGTCGTTTTTAATTAATGTTGAATAAGCATATAAAGCAGCAGGAAACATTACATTAGGATATACAACTGAATTTTCCATATCCAATTTATAGGTTTGTCCAACTAATGCTTTATCATTCTCACCTATTGGAATATATTCAGCTACTCTCCACCCCCAATTATCAGCATTTTTTCCATCTGGAAATAACATAGCTTCATTTTGTTCATTTAATACTGTTGGGTACCAAACAAATCCATCATCATCGATTAATTTTAAATCTTTAAACAATTCTGGTTGGGATTCATAAATTGATTTTTCTAAATCTGATCCATCAACCATACCTTCATTAGTTTGGTATCCACAACTTTGACAGATACGAGTATTAACTCCCTGCATTTTAAGTGCTATTACTGATTTATTAGTTCCACAAATAGGGCAATCAAACATTTCTTCCATTATTTATTTAGTTTAGGTAATTCTAGTTTATTTAATTTAGGTAGTTCTAAAGGAATAAATTTAGGTATTGGGTTAGTTTTTTCATTTAAAATTTGACTTAATCGTTCAGTCATTTTATCTAATGAAAATTTGGTTTTAGATATATTTGCTTGTTTTTTAGCTAGTGGGAGGTATTTTTTATAATTTTCAAATACTTCTTTTAAAGCAAATCCTGCTTGTCCATCATTTGGAGCAAACCATTGTGAATCAGCAATTAACATATTAGGTACTACTGCTGATGCATGTATAGGTTTTAATTCACCACCTACTAAAATAGATGCATCTTTATCTAAGAAATCAATATGACCTGACCACCCTGAAGCAATTACTGGTTTTTCTGTAACTGTATATTCTAATAATGGTCTACCAAATCCTTCACCTTTAGTAAACGATACCATTGCTTTTACTTTAGAATGATTGTATAGATCATTTATATCTTCATCTTCTAAATCACCATGTAGTAAATAAATGTTAGGTAAACGTCCTTTTACTGTTTTACGAACTGCTTCAATTTTTTCTAACATTGAATTACGATCCATAATAGAAGTTGTAGCAGAATTAGTTTTCATAATTAAAGCAGGAGCATTAGTTTTACCTTTAAATACCTCTAAAAATGCTTTAATCATATAACCAACATTCTTTCTATCTTCACCAAAATCACCTTGTAACCAATGTCCTACAAATAAAAAACAAAAATCCTCTTTAATTTTAGATATTTCGGCAACTAAATCTGTTTTTGTGGGAGTTGTTTTAAAGTATTTATTTAAATCTACACCTTCAAATAATGTTTCAACAGGTGATGTTAATTTAATAATAGCTGTTGTTTTATTTGTGGTTGTATCTTTTTGTTCGAATTGGCTATTTTCAAATACTGTTTTTGCGTGTTGGGATGAAACTAAATTTAAAGTCATTCGATTGCACCCTTCAATCCAAGATGGATCACATATTGTTGTTTCAATACCTGCTGTTACACCTACATTTAAATGTTTACCTACTGGTTGGAATTCATTAGGTACTGTAATTTGGAACCAAGCATCAGGTTGAGCAACTATTTGAGGGATAATACGTGATTTTAAATCGGCTTCTTCTTCAATTTCATCATTTAAAAATCCAAATGGAGTAGACCCCCAACGCTGAGATAATAATTTAATATCCCATTCGTCACCTTTAGCTTTAATTAACGACTTAATAAAATCTCTTGAGCGTGCACCATAACCACTGAATGTGTCTACGGGTGAGCTTACTATACATAACGGCTTATTCATGTTCTGCTACTGGGTATTTTAAATAATTTGGTTTATAATCTTCAATTTTAATTAGATCAAATATTGATCTTGGATTCCATGTGTTAAATGTTTCATCAATACCATCAATAACATTGATACACATATTTGCTGCTGTCATCATTGCTTCATCTGATGTTACCCACTCACGAGCTAATTCTCCTAATTTATAATATTCATTAGTATCTTCCATTTTTAAACTGTAAGCTGTTGCTAATTGATTAGCTACATCTCTAAAGTCACATCTATCATCAAAGATATAAGGTGTTGGTGGAGAACCAATTAATGAAACGTTACTTGGAAATACTGGGAATGCCCATTTCCCATGTTTTTTATATTTACCTAAGTGGTTTGAACCAAATGATTCAGTAAATTTAATCCAGTTACCATCTTTATCCTCAAAACGCATTTGATCCTGCATACCTCCAGTTACATTTGCTAAAATCGGAGTACCCGCCATCATTGACTCGGTAAGCGATAATCCCCAACCCTCATTCGAGGATATTAATGCAGTAATATCGGCTAGATTATAATAATTATTTAACTGTGATTGAGTAATTTTTTGATTTGAGATGAATATATTCTTTTGTTTATCACCCATTAACATTTCAATTACTTTAGGTAAATCAGTACCATTATCATCAACTGCATCTGTGTGCATTATTAAAGCACATTTATCTGCTTGTTGTTTTGGTAGTGTATCAATAAATGTCTTAAATGCTAGAATTAAATCAGATGTAGATTTACGTCTTAAATTACGAGCATTATGAAATGTAATAAAATCAAATTCATTATCTCCTAATACTTGTTTTTTAAATGACTTAAATTCATCCGATGTTTTATCTAATGGAAAGAAGTATTTTGAATTAATTCCATGAGGAACATATTTGATTAATTTATTCTTAGCTACATCTCCTAATACTACACGATTTATATTTTCTGTTTGTTTTGAAATAGCAAATAATGTATCACAGGATTCATAATATGGTTTATTATATAATGGATAAGGTAAATCATCCCAAATATTTAAATAAATAATAGGTAACTGTTGACGTAATTCACGCTCATGTTGAAATAACCAAACCCAATAACGTGGATCAGTAAATAACATAATTGCATCTGGTTTTTCAATTTCAAGAATTTGTCTAACAAATTCAATTGTACCATACCCATCTATAGGATAAACCATTACTGATGCGTCTTCAATTCCCGCGTTTTTATTAGTATCTGAAGATAAATCTAAGCGAGTACCTTTTTCTGGGTGATTAATAGCCCCTCCAATATTTACCCAATTAAAATGATGGGAGGTACCTACAACAATTTCTCGGGCCATTGTTGCAATACCAGAAGTAAATCTGATATCATCACATAGTAATAGGATTTTTTTCCTTTGTTCTTTAGGAATGTAGTTTTGCATAACTTACTTATATTGTGTTTTAATTTGATTCCATTTATCTTCTCCTAAATAATACCATGGTTTATGATAACCTAAAGTATCTAATTCGAATAAACTTTCTACGCTGAATTTTTTAGCTATTTTAATAGGAGCTAATTTACCTATATTATGTACAACCATCATTCTGGTGAAATACAAATCTTCCCCACAATCCCGTTTCCATTTGTAATTTAGGCATATATCTATCATTATTTTTGGGTTTCTTAATGATAAACCTCCATTTCCAACATATGGAAAATATGGATATGGGGCTCCTATATAATCATACTCAAGAAAATCTTCGATTCCACTTCTTAGTAATCCACTATCGCTTTGGAATATTAATACTCTATCGTAATCAGTAAAATAGGACCAAAATTTAAGGCCGTGATCTGTAAGTAATAAATTGTAACAATGAACTGAATTGTCTTCTAATTGAATTTCAATTATTGTATAATCTATATTAAGATTTTTTAACTCGTTGTTGTATTTATCTTTTAATTCAGATACTGTAAATAGAAAATAATGTGTATCTAAAGGTAAATAAGGTGTATGATTTAAAAATATCTCACTTATATTAACATCCCTAGTTTCTACTATAGCAGCACACAACATAACCTTTTACTTTTTATTATAAACTTCCTGACATTACTAATGCATTATGGCTATGAATTTGTTTTTTAAACTCATCATTAGTCAAATATAAATGCATTGCTCTATTCATTAATTTTTGTAAGTTGAATTTATCTTTTATAGAGGCAACTTTGAATCCCTCAAATAAGTCTCCGTGTACCTTTACACTTGTTAAGACTAGTTGTTCATTTTTTCCCATTTTTGTATATTATTATATTTGTATATAAATATATAACAAAACTAAAAAGATGAATCTTTATTGCAAAGCTCTTTATTGTCTTTGAATGGACACCATTGACATGATTCCTTAGACACATTTTTGATTAACTCTGTTGATTTATAAGTACCATCAGGGTTGAATACTGTATTGATAAATTCTGTAATGTGTGATACTGCTTTATTACGTTTGCCTTTACCTGAAGCGGGTTCAACGATTTGAATGCGTTTCTGAGGAAAATCAAGATTTTCATATAATTTACGTTTAACGATAAAGAACTCTACATCTATTTGTTCTGGGTCGATATTATACTGTTTAGCGAAATATTCCTTGTATAGGATAATCTGTTGCATTTTTAATTCATCTTTCTTTTCCTTATCTTTCCATCCCATCTTAGATGTTTTAATATCGAATATTTTGATTTTATTAGTGTTTTCGTTGTATAACACAAAGTCAATATATCCTTTTAAATAAACATTAGGATGATTATCATCAATTGGTTGCACTAATGGCATTTCGATCCCAACTAAATCCCATTTACGTGTTGAAAAGTATTCGCCTTTATTCTTTTTAAAATAATCGATAATAGCTAATCCATCTTCATAATACTCACGCATTTCACTAGCTGAAGAGAAATGAACACCTTTATTTTCATTTAGTGTTTTCTTATATTCGTCTGAGAATGTCTGTTGAAAGAATGATTCAATATCAACACGATCAGCAGCAGCACCAGATTCATCAAACATAGTTTGAATATAATGTTGCATTGCAACGTGTACTGATGTTCCGAAAACAGCAGCCATTGAAGGTTGATAAATACGATACCCTTCTCTATATTCTAAACCCCAACGAAATGGACATTTAGCATAGATAGAGAACTGTGAGTATGAAATTGTTTTATCATTTTGATAATTTATTTCTCTTACCGCTTTGTTTTTTATTTCCTTTAGAAGGGCGGGTATCTGTGTTTTGGCCATAACTGTTTAATATACCTTGAAATTGATCGTTGCTTAATAAAGCAAGATAATCGTTTGCTTCTCTTTGAGATACTTGCAATAATAAAGATAATTTAGAAACTTTATCCTTATCTATTTTTTCAGAAGCAGCTTTAGTGTATTTAAAATACTTTTTAGCTTTTGGTAATAATGATAAGTAAATATTATATACTTGTTCTGCGTTTAAATTAGGTATAGCTTGTACTTCATTAGCAAATACACAATATTCAGAACTCATAGATAGGTACCTATGTAGCATATAAACATTGATGCTTTTAATTTCAGCATCAGTTAATTTGCTATAAGGTACCTTATCGTATGATAAATAACTTAATATTTTAAAAAATTCATTCATTATTCAGGACGTGGAAAACGTGAACGTTTTGGTTGGTCTGTTACATCTTCAACTGATGGTGCACCTACTGTAGGTTGTGATTTAGGCATAAATTGATTATTTACATGACCACATTTATCACAAGCAAATACAGGAATAGGCATCATACCATCTTGAGCAGTTCCGGTAATAAAACGGGAAATACTGCGTAATAATACTGCTTCGTGGAATGTAGCGCTACCACACTCGTCGCATGTTATCTCGGTTGTATCTTCGAGATTAATGTTCATTTTTACTGGGTCCATTATTTAATTATGTTTATAATTGAGGCGATACACGCCATAAAATTGATTTCTTTATCTACTACAGTAGCGTGTTTGAATTGGTATTCAGCTAATGTCATTGTGATCAATCCATTATCTTTACCTAATTCATCGTATAACGCTCTATACATTGGTTCAAAATCAGATATATTATTATCAACTAGATATTGTCTAACTGATTTGAATGCATCTTTACCTTGGATCAATTTAACTACATCTGTTATATCGAATTTAGTATTGATTTTAGTAAGTGCTAATTCACCATTAATAGTATTCTGTTGGGTTACATTAATAATTTTACGAATATCTGGATAATATTCATTAATGATTCTAGCTACATCCTTTAAATGATATATAACCTTTTCTGCAGTTAAAATATCAGCGATGTGAGCAGCAATTAATGGTTTAGATAGCGTTTCAATTTTAAATGCTTGGCATCTAGATTGTAATGGCTCAATAATACGTTCAACGTAATTACACGTTAAAATAAAACGTGTTTTAGCCGAGAATGTTTCGATTATATTACGTAACGATGCTTGTGCATTGATAGTTAAGTAATCGGATTCATCCAGTATTACTACCTTTAATGGTTGGAATGTAGATGTAGAAGCGAATGATTTTACTTTATCACGAATTGTATCAATACCGTTTTCATCTGATGCATTAATGTACATCATATCGCAATCGATATTTTGGGTAATTAATTTAGCAAGTGTGGTTTTACCTGTACCTGCTTTACCGTATAGTAATAAGTGGGGGATGTCGTTTTTTAGAATCCAACTACCAATTGTAGTCTTCAGTTCGGTATTACCAATGTATTGATCTAATGTTTGTGAGCGGTACTTTTCAGTCCAAAGAGTATGTTGCATATTAATTACCTGGTATATTATATTTTTCTTGAATGTAATTAAGAGCTTTTAATTTGTCAATTTGATCTTCAAGTATAGCGATTTTTTCATTTAGTAAAGCGATTTCCTCTTGAGCTCGCTCCAATTGTAATTTTACTGTCTTTACTGTCATAGCTTTATTTTTAAGTGGACCAGCCAGGGCTCGAACCTGGGACCTACTGATTATGAGTCAGGCGCTCTAACCTACTGAGCTACAAGTCCATGCTGTAGTGGGTGGAGTCGAACCACCATAAGGCAATTAGGTAAAGGACAATAGCGCTTGCAAGCTGGTGGTCTACCCCGATATCCTTACTTTATTTCGTTATCCTTGCCCCCGAGACAGGAGGGTGCGTCTGCCAAGCGTACGCATTTCGCCACACTACAATTTAATCAATCTAAATCTAATTCTAATTGATTATTTTCTTTAGGTAAATTTGCTTTATAACCGGTTGAAGTTGTAGTCCAAGATTTTTTAAACTCATATGGTTCATTATCTATTTTTGAACCAAAATCAGTACAATCTTCGATTTTACTCAACTCGGAGGCAATGATTCCCCATTGCCCCCGTGTTGGTCCTTCTTCATTAACTGCTTTAGCAAATCCCTTAAGCCAATAAATGAATTGATCCTTATTCATACATTCCCATATCTGGTTGTTGTGGTTTCTTTTCTTCAGGTTTATTGTATACAATCGATTCTGTAATCAAAATTGTACCTGCAACTGATACTGCGTTTTCTAATGCTAAACGAGTAACTTTAGTAGGATCAATAATACCTTCTTCAACTAAGTCTGTAATGATTTTAGTTTTTAAATTATAACCATAATCAGATTCAACAGTAGCTAATCGATTTACAATACTAAATGATTCTAAATTTTCATAACCTGCGTTAGATAAGATTTTAAGGAATGGAGCTGTACATGCTTTGTAAACAATGTCACGTCCTAAATCTAAATCAACATTATCGTATTTTTTATTAGCCAATACTTGACGAGCATGTACTAATGCAACACCACCACCTGGTAAGATACCTTCTTGTAGAGCTGCTTTGGTTGCGTGTAAAGCATCATCAACACGGTCCTTTTTCTCTCTCATTTCTACTTCTGTAGGAGCGCCGATATTAATTACTGCTACACCACCTGATAATTTACCTAAACGTTCTTGTAATTTTTCACGTTCAAACATTGACTTAGCATTGTCGATTTGTTGTTTTAAATCATCAATACGTTGCTCAATTTCCTCAACATTACCTTTACCATCAACAATTGTTGTTGTTTCTTTAGCTACTGTAACTAAACGAGCCGAACCTAGCCAATCGGAATTGAATTTCTCCAACTTCATTCCCTTTTCTGGTGAGATAACTTGCCCGCCTGTTACTGTAGCAATGTCTTCTAAGATATGCAAACGGCGATCTCCAAAATCAGGTGCTTTAACTACTGCTGCTTTTAGAATACCACGCATTTTATTTACTAATAATGTTGATAGCGCTTCACCATCAATATCTTCAGCAATAACTAATAATTCATCATTTGATTGTGATAATGAATTTAATAGCGGTAGCAATTCTTTAACTTGAGTTAAACGGCCATTATACAATAGAATTTTAGGATTGTTTAATGTAGCAGTCATTGTATCGTTATTAGTAACGAAATATAATGATTTGTATCCTTTATCGATTTGAATACCTTCTACAATCTCTAATGACGTTTCGCCAATACGAGATTCTTCTACTGTAACTACACCATCTACACCTACTGCTTGCATTGCTTCAGAAATCAACGAACCGATTTCCTCATCACCATTAGCTGAAATAACTGCTACTTGTTTGATTTGCTCGTCTGAAGTAATGTCTTTAGAGATCTTTTTAATTTGATCGATTACTTCTTTAGTTGCTTGCTCAATACCACGTTTAACTTCTACTGCATTAGATCCTGCTTTAATTGCATTGAATCCTTCTGCAATCATAGTTGATGCAAGTAATGTAGTTGTAGTAGTACCATCACCAGCTAAATCAGCTGTTTTGATTGCTGCTTGCTTTAATAGTTGTGCACCGATGTTTTCAATTGGGTTTTCTAATTCAATAGAACGAGCAACTGTTACACCGTCCTTAGTTGATATTGGATTATCACCTTCATTGTCGATGATTACGTTACGACCATTTGGTCCTAATGTACACGTAACTGCATCTGATAATTTGATGACGCCTTTTAATAATTTGGTTTTTGCGTCTTGATTAAATACTATTTGCTTACTCATTGTCTTCTGTTTCGATTAATGCTAAAACGTTATTTTCTGATGTAACGAGGTATTCTACCCCATCATACTCTACTCTTACTGGTCCGATTTTAGGTAAGATAACTTTATCACCTACTTTAAATGTAGATGGAATCAATTTACCTTCTCCATTGCGGCGACCTGGACCTACACCAATGATAGTTCCAACGTGGGGCATTTCCTTACCCATATCTGGTACTACAATTGAACCGTAGAATTTTTCTCCGGATTCTTCATTTTTAACGACGATATTGTCGAATACTGCTTTTATCATGCTGTTACTAAGTTTTTAATTTCGTCTTTTACTGATGTATAATTACTTAAAAATTCTTGGAGTGAATAAGTCTCGCGCTTATTTGCTACTTGGTAACGAATAATTTTATCCATTGCGTTTGATAATGAAGTAAAGCTACCACAGAAATTGTTACCAGTTTTAGTGGAATCAATTACAGTATAACTGTATTCATCTACTTGGATTTCGTAAGGCGCTAATAATGCGTCAGAAATAATGGATTGTGATTTGGTTTGGCCTTTCACACGGCCGAATGCTTTTTTCTCTTCGCTCATATAACTTTTATTTTCGTTTATCGTAAATTTAATTAAGAAAAGGACGGGAACCACGTCCTTTAATTTATTTAAGTGCTTTTTTATTTACTTTGGATACGATTTCTACCCTTTTAGATATTTTAGGTTCAGGTGTCTTTTTAGCAATTTCGATATTTAAGATACCTTCATTAAATTCAGCTGATACATTTTCCATATCGAATTTATCTCCGAATGTGAATGAACGTTTGAATGATGAATGCTTTAATTCTTTAATCAAATATATACCTTTTTCATCACTTTTAACTTGTGAATCACCTGATATAGTCATAACATATTCATCAATATCAATACTGATGTCGTCTTTAGTTAGTCCAGCAATTTCTGCTACGATTCTAACTTTATCTTCGAACTCAATAACATTAACTTTAGGATATGATCCTTGTGAAAATGATAGTCCGGTTTCTTTTTGTAATTCTGGGAATTGTTTTTTTAATAAGTCGTCAAAGACTTTGTCGAATGCGGTAACGGAGTTATTCCTCTCGTTTAGGAGTGTTAAATACATGGTTTTTAAATTTTAAAGTTATTAAATTAATCAACTTTTAACGTCATACTCCATTTGGACCTATGACGGGTTCCATAATATAAATATATCTAATTTAAAGAAGCCATAATAAAGTACTGAGAGATGGTATCTCCTTCAATAAACATCAGATGCATTAATCCATCTTCGTTTACTTTCATTTCAGCAGTATCAAAGTTTTTATTTGCTGCTAATATCTCTTTTAAAATATCTGATGGAAATAATAATGAAGTAAATGGGAATCCTTTAGTTACTGCGGGGATATTAAATTCTAATTTATTAGCATACCCTGATGGATCACCTAATATAATTCGAGCAGTATCTGTTTGTGGTTCTAATGTAAATGTTTTAACATCAGGTCCTAATGCTTTTTTACAATCAATAAATCGAGTAACGAAATCAGGTTCCATAGCATATGTTAATTGATAATCTACATCAATTGCATTTGGTGTTTTTGGAATCAATGAAATATCCGATACTGAAAACATCATTTTGTACTGATTATCTTCAATTAATAATTTTTCTACAATATTAAATGTTTCCTTATACTGGATATCAATATTAGTATCTAGGATATTTAGTAATTTTAATAATGGTGATGTTTCAAATATACCAAATTCAGCATCAGGTAATTCAATTGGTAACGTAACTTCACCTACTACATCACGATTAGTAGTAGAGAATGGAATAACTAATACATTATTTTTTACATTGAACTTAACTGCTTCAGTCAGTCCATTCAGATAATATTTTTCAATACTATCTACTAATTTACGTTTATCGATCATAACCTTAATTTAATAAAGAAATCTAGTTTAGCTTTAAAAGCATACCAACTCCCATATAAGCATTTGGACGCATAGAACCCTCATGTACATTTCCACCCACTTGGAATTGAATCATATTATCATTTAGATTTTTACGAACAACTGATATACCGAATGATTGGAATGGTTGTGTAAAGTTTGTAGTAATATGTGGTCCCATATACCATTGTACTGTTTTTGGACGATATACTTCTACAATTCGTTCCTTAACTTTTGGTTTTACATCAGCAATCCATCTTCTACTTACTAATCGATTATGTGAGATTGTATCTGTAATTATAACATTACCAATTCCATCTTCTAATGTAAGTGTTTCTTTATGTACATTTTTTGGATAGTATTGTTGTAGAATAGCAACAGTATCTAATGCTGTAGGAGCAGTTGGTACTGGTACCATTGTGTATTTTAATACTTCAACTGTTTTAGTAACTGTTCTAACTCGTGGTTTTGGTGCCTTAGCAACAGGTACAATTATTGGTTTTGGTGTAGGAACGGGAATTGGAATTACTTTAGATACGGTAGCAACTCCGTTCTTATATGTTTTAACAATAATAAATTTTTGTTTTTGGCCAAACGCTGATACTCCCATCAGCATTAGTAGTAGTATGTATAACTTTTTCATCGTATATAAATATATATTTTTTAATCAAAAGTGAAGAACTTGTTAAAATTAGCATTAAATATAGGCATTCCCCAACCAATATCGCTATATAGTCCTTCAATTTTGTTTTTCATAACTGAATCAAATAATAATCCTCTATTAATGTATTTTTCAATAAAGTCAATTATTTCTTTAGGGTCGTTATAGCCGTTAAATCCAATACAATCAATCTTAAATGGATTATCTTTTAAATATGCAATTAACATTTTATCACCAATCTGGAATTTAGAGTATTGCTTATCTAATCCTTTAAATTGTAGTAAGTCATTATAGCGAATAGCTGCTTTAGTGTTAATTGGACATTTTAATCGTAATTTACTAAATATCTCACCATTTCTAGGACGTGAATCAATATATGATCCTAATTGCTTTAGGCCAGTTGGTTTTAATAACTGGCGCCAATCAATTGTATTTACTTTAGTTTTAAAATCAAGTATTTGTTTATCAATATCTTGTTTTTTCTTACCAAACATAATTTGATTTAGGATCGACTCACCAAATTCACGGAATAATGGTGGGAAGTTAGACTTCATCAAATCGAGTCCTTTCATGTCTAGCTCCTCAACAGTAACACCTTCCTTATTTACAATATACATTGCGTAACGACGTTTACCTGAGAAATATCCCCGTTCGATTACTACTTCCTGCTTTAATTCAAAGTAATGAGGTCGATCATGTAGATTAAATAAGTCAACTACTAGTGTATCTAAATGCTTATTTGCTAATGATTGGATTTCAGTTGCAAGTTCTAACGTAGCTTTAATACAAGCATCTTTATCAGTTAAATCAACACCTTCAGCTCGTAATAAATCCTTAACATGAATAAATAATGAATCGGTATCTGAGGTAACAATATAGTCTTTATTATTTGTACCTAATCGCTCATTCATTATTTTATTACAGAACTTAATCGATTCTTGAGTTAATCGCTGTCCTGTTAAAGTGATAGCTTTAGATATCATTTTATGGCCATCAGTATATCTCCATGAATTTAATGCAAATACACCATAAACGTCATTTAATTTAATTTTATATGCATGTTGGCGTCGGTTATAAAACTCACCCATAGCAGGATCATTATCTACCTTATATGCTTTTTTCATTAGATTTTTATACTCAACACGTTTATTAAACCAGTCAGTTAGGATTTCACACACGACTGATTGTTTATTTTTATCGAATATAACACCTGGAGCAGATATAATTAAGTTATTATTTTTAACGAAATTATACATTATACCTGCTGTAGTATCTGTTAGCTTTAATGTTTTATCTGGTAGTAGTTTTTCGACTGTAATTTTAGTGTTTGGATCCATGTTTTTTAATTCCTCCAAAGACCATTGATTATCAGTTTTGTGCTTATTTACAATACGACCTACTAATGTTTCGATACCAATGTTTAAAGAACGAATAATTGATGGATACAGTGATGTAAAGTCCAAGTCAATCACCCACTCATATAATCCTGGTTCTGGATCCTTTAAATAACCACCAGCATATTCAGATAATTCGATTACTTCCTCGTATTGTTCTTTAGTAATACGTCCGGCTTTATAATCTATTTCAGCTTTTTTACGTGATAAACCACCTAATTGAGGATTAGATGTAGTAGGTTTATTAGGCGATACTACATTCTTACGTTTTAGGTAAGTTAAGATAGCGCCATCATTTAGAGCAGTTGAGTAATAGATGTTATCGTATGTAGTATGACATAAGTGACCAACAGTAACTGTTAGATCGATAAATTTCATTTTTTCCTCTAACTTAACTAAAATCTCAACGTCGCGAATGTTATATTCGATAAATTTCTGCACGTCTTCTTTAAATAATTTATCTAATGAACCGTAATACTCGATTTTACCTAATTTAACATATTTGGTTCCGATATTACCTAATGCGTATGATGGTTCTTGTTTAGTTACATATTTTTTAAATAGTAACATATAATCTAGGTGATTTAAACCACCAATTTTAACTACTTGCTCACCATCATTTTCACCCACAGCAACTTTATTAATCGGAGATAAGCGGTCAGCTTGCGTTTTACCTAATACTTTGGCAATTCTGTTGTATGTGTAAGGCACATCGAAGAATTCACTATTCCACCCCGAGATTATCGTAGGATCTAATTCATTCCATTTATCTAGGAACGTTTGCAGCAGGATTTTTTCCGAAATACAAGAGATAACAAATGTATTATCTTTTTCAGAATTTGTAAGTAATTGATCTTCATCTAGAATATAGCAATAATATTGCTTTAATGAATTATCATATAAAGCAATTGATGTAATTTTAGTTGGAGCATTAGCTACTGTTTGGGGTGTTAATGCACCTGCAATCTCGCACTCAATATCAAAGAATACTGTATTGTGGTATTCTGGCGTATCGTCTGATTCTGAGTATAAATCAACTAGTACTCGAGTGTGTTTATCAACATCTGTTTCGTAACAATCACTCGAGTATGTTTTAGTAGGGGATACCTTATCACCGAACAATGTTAAATATTGTCCTTGTAGATCTGGTTTGTAAAATGTGGGTTGATACTCGAATGAGTTCCAACCCAATTTATCATCACGTAAGTGATATTTCTTTTCTCTAGAATCGTAATAGATTGATTGATACATATAACCTTTTTGTTGTAAACATAATTAAGAAATTATATTTTTATAAAATTTTCGCAATATAAATCTTTAGTATCAAAGTGGAAATATGAAGGACCAAACCATATTTTAGGAGCAATTACGATTTTATCCACATTAGTGTTTAGATATGACCCCCACCAACTAAAAGAGCTATTTGCAATAATATTGTGATGACATAAACTCGTTATACACATATCTGTTGGGTGTGAATTATTAGAAAATATAATATTATCTTGAGTGAAATTTTCTTTACACCATTCAATATCATCTGAGGTAGCTATAAAGAGTATATTTGGTATATTTTTAAAATAATCAAATGCTTTAGTATAATAATCTAATGTTAATACAGGGTGGTGATTTTGAAGATTTAAATAATCAGTTCTTCTAATATGGACCGAAACTAAGGTTTTATCATGATAAGGCAATAAAAACGATTTAGCAGATTCTAAATATTCATTTTTAAAGCTAAACTGTTTTATTATTGTTTCTTTACAATGGTCAAAATATCTTGATGATTGGAAATAACCTTCAAAATTAGTATTATCTAAACAAGTAATTATTTTCCTATTAAAATGAAAGTATTCTTCTACAAAATTGTGTTTTACATTTACATCATTAGGATTATAAAAATGGCAACCAGATATATCAAAATATTTAAACAAATCAATAGACTCTTTACCTTCACTGAATATGATATTATATCCGGTTCTATCTTTTATTCCTTCAAGTAAAGCATATTGAAACATTTGATTGCCTAATCTTCCATGTTCCCCTAATTTTTGAAATGTTATCATTTTATTTTATTAAGTGTGTTTTTATACGAATCTATCAAAACATTTTCATAATCTACATTTTTTCCTTCAATATCAGAAAATGAAGAATATTGAGTAGCTATTATAGGTAATACAGTATACGCAGTAAAACGAGAATCACGACATATATTAAATAACCATTGGTCTATAACTGAATATTCGTTCCAATCATAACTTAATACAACATCATAGAAATGTTTATTAACAACATAAGCGTGGGTAGTAAATGCCGCTGTCATCTCTCCAACATGTCCACTTAGTTGTTTTATAGTATCTAAAGAATTAGCACCTAAATATAAAATATCCCATTTAGGAAGATATTCTAGTTCCTTTAAAGCCTGTTCTAAAATTAAATCCGCATGATCTAAAAATTTAACATCATCTTCTAAAATAAAACAATTTTCCCAATCATTGTCTTTAGCCATTTGAATTACATCTAAATGAGATTTAGTACATCCAACTCTAGAAGGAGCTAAAGAAATACTATGTTCATCTAAATTTCGATGTTGAATATATGGGTACGTTTCTTCAGTTGATAACTTTATCCCACTGATTCTTATAGGAGTGATGTTTATTTTTTCAAATTCTCGTTTAACCTGTTCATTTCTATCAACTCGTTCATCTAAATTAAAATAAATAATATTTTTAAACTTATTAAATGGATTACTTGGTTTTATATTATCTGTAAATTTAAATCTATATTCTGTACATGTTTTATTAGGGCTAAAATTTTGAATTTCTTTTATATCAATATTTTCTCCCATTAAAAATCTTAAACATAAAGAATATGATGCATAATCTTTTAAATTTTCTGATTCGTAATTATCTACCCCAATTTCAGAGTTAATGTTATTTACAAAACACGGGGCTAACGGATAAAAATAATGTTTTAAACTATTTAAATCTTTAGATTGATGTTTAAATATTTTACCTATATTGGGTACTATACCTGAAAATGATTCAAAAGCATCATTATTTGATTCAATAACATATAAATAATCTTCTTTTTTCCATTTATGAGCATCATATCTATAGCTACCATTTTCATTTAACTGACGATTTATACCTTTAAATAAATCTAAAACTGAATTGTTAAAATCAATATAATTTAATTCATCTAAATCAAAAGGTAAAGTAAATATAGTATTATCAGTAAGAATTAAATTTAATTCATCAGGCACTAAAAAGTCATTTATATCAAAATTGCTATCAAAAGATGTATTTTCAAATGTAATATAAGAATATAAAGATTTTAACTTTCTGTAACTATTAGGGTTAAAAAAGTGTTCTTTATCTTCATCATTATATATTATTTTAAAAGATACAGGATAGTAACTTTTTAAATTTAAAAATAAACTTTCAATTAATGCTTGGCATTGCAAAGCACGATTTTTAGATAAAATAATTATATTTAATTTTCTCATAAATCTCTTTCTATTTTTTCACACCATCCATGTTCTGTAGAATAAGGCCAAACAATATATTTATGTGGGTTTGGTCCATAATATTCTCTCCAAATTTTACAATACCCTTCAGGGTCGCTTTTTAATCGTTTAATTTCTTCTTTATCAGCGTCTTTTCTACTAATTAAGTTGCCATCTTTATCTTCAAAAATTACAGCCCAGAATTCATAATCATCATAAGGTACACTATCAAATCCTAAATCAATACAGTGTTTAAATCTTTGTAAAAATGATTGATCATATTCAATAGGATCTTCAATAACTGGGTTAGGTGCAAATTTATTATCTAATGTATATTGCTGAACTGCTCGTTTTTTAAATGATATACCAGCATATGCTTCATATTCTTCTAATGTACGTTCAGTTCCAAACCAATAATGTCCAAAACTATTTTTTGTACATGGAGAACATTCTCCGTCCATTCCAAATAATGTTCTATTTCTTAAATGAGAAGCATTATTCTTTTGTCCCCATTCTGGATCATCATCCCATTGTTTAGTTCTACCTTTTCTAGTATATTCATGATATGCAATTATTTTATGAGGGTGAAATAAATCATATCCATGAGTATAAGCTCTAACAGCAATTGAGATTTCTTCTCCATGAAAATACATTTGAGGATCATGTTGAACCTCTTTTGAAAACTGTCCTAAGGTAAAGGCAAAATGGGCTGAATAAAATCTAGCAGGAACTGGTTCTGTAAGTTCTCTCCAGTTTGGTATTCCTGCAGGTAGGAAAAATATAGCACCTTCAGGAATAAATCTATCAAATGTCATCCACCAAGGTTCAGTACCTCTTTCATCGGGATCATTTTCAGGATTAAAGGATGATATATATGAAGTTAATAATGGTTTTTTATGTCCTTTACTTTGTAAATGAAGAAGCATATTAATTAATTGTTCATCCCAATTTTCTGTAAATCGGTGATGTGAATCAATTTGAAGTGTATATGTTTCATTATCGTATCTTTGTTGGATTAAATTTCTAGCCCAACATGCCCCTCTAGCTTCTTTATAAGGAATATCTATGATCTTAAATCGAGAATCATCACGATATTTATCTATATCTTTTGAAAACGCATCATCATCACTAAATTGATGAGCAATGCAAAAAACTAAATTTTCGGGGTTTTTAGCATTTTTAATACAATCTTCAACAGTTAATATTAGTTGAGGATCTCTATAAGAAGCTATTTGAATAAAAATATTGCTCATATTATAAATAATTTAAATCAGGACGACCAGTTTTTGCTCTGTCAGTTATTATTTTTTCTTTAAAATTTACTCCAGCATATTGCTCATATTGTTTTAGAGTACGTTTGTCTCCTAAACCGTATATTCCCATATCGATTTCATTCGTTTCTAGTAACATACTTTCTAAACGTTTTAAACTGTAATCCATTAAATTGCCTACTTGATTATAATGGTCATCACTGAATACTTTTCTATATCCTCTATCATGTTTATGATAAATCATATTTTCAGTAGTAGCGTAGTGATCCCACCCATGAGTAAAAGATCTAACAGCTAGTGTTATTTCTTCTCCTAAGAAGAATAAATCAGGGTCATACTGTACTTCTTTTATCCACTGTGAATGACCAAATAAATTACAAGCTGTTAAAAATGAATTTAATTCTGGTTTAATTGAATTTTCTCTTACTTCATACATTTGAAGTAAAATACTTCCATAAAAATGGTTTGCTACTGATACTGCCATTTTACCAGGATCACCATGATAATGTACCTTATCAGTAGGTGGGTTCCATTGAGATGCTGCACATGATAAAATAGAGCGTGGATTTTCGGTTTGATTGTACATTTGAATTAATTTCTCATCCCAATCTTTTATTGTTATTATATGAGAATCAATTAACCAAAAATATTTTTCATTATCCCATAATTGATAAGCTAAATTACGTGCCCAACAAGCCCCTTTACTTTGAGATGCTGGTACTTTAATTATTTTAACTTGGTCTTTATCAAAAGGTAATTCTTTTATTTCTTCATCCCCATATTGCCAACACACCCCAAAAACTAAATTTTCAGGATTTTTTGCATTTTGGAGTACGTTTTCTATAGTATAAGGAAGTAAAGGATCCCTATATGAAGAAACATTTACAAATATTTTATCGTTTTGCATTTTTTAATTCGTCTTCTGTGAAGAATTGTTTTAAATTAGGAGCAAAATATGATAATGATTTCTGTACTTTGCGATCTTCTGAACGGTATACTACATACTTATCACCACGTTTTTCGAAATGACATGGACGACCAGATGCTGCTGTTCTGAATTTAGCAGTTGCGTCAGCTTCTTCCTCTGTAGCACATGATTTAGATAAATTAGATTCCTGTACTTCATTATATGCAGCTAGGAATTTATCTTTTAATCCAAACGCCATAATACCAGCAGATAAAACGTACATAATATCACAGAATGCATCTAGTACTTCTACGATATCTCCGTCTTCAGCTGCTGCTTTGTATTCATCTAATTCCTCTAAAATAAAGTTATAGATAAAATCACGTTCCATTTTTTCAGGAATGGTAGGTATTTTATTGTTTAATTTACCAAATAACTTATTAAATGTTTCTACTTCAGTAATGAAGTGTAATCGATCATTATCGATCATTTTTGCAATAACTCCGTCTTGATAATTTTCCATTAAATATATGCTTGTAGGTTAAATTTTAACATTTCTAATACTTCTTGTTTAGCTGTTTTAGCGTGGTCAGCAAATACACCTGATACTTCAGACGTCATCATACTAGCACCCATATGCTTAACTCCACGACATGATACACAGTTATGAGTTGCATGCATCATTACCATAATACCTTCATTACCTTCAATTAATTTATCCATAGCATTATGAATAGCCATCGTTAACTGTTCTTGGATAGCACCTCTACGTGAGAAATGTTCAACGACACGATTTAATTTTGATAATCCGATTACCTTTGATTCAGGACCAGGTACATATGCAATATGACATTTACCTAAAATTGCTTGGTGGTGGTGAGAACACATTGATATTACTGGAATATCGCGTTCTAATACAATACCATTATAACCGTCTGATGGGAATGCTGTAACATCGCCTAATACTTCGTAACGACCTCTCCATAAATCATTAACGTATGCTTTAGCTACACGTTTTGGAGTGTTGGAGGAATTAGGATCATTACGCCAATCAACACCTAATGCGTCTAAGAAATTACCATATGCAACAGTTGCATTATCGATAATAGTTTGTTTTTCTTCTACGGTTAGAGAGCGCTCTTTGCCTTCGGTTTCAATGATTTGTTGTAAATGGAGTGAGATACCATTTGCATTACCTGAATTGGTAATTTCTAAATTGCTAATTTCGCACATAACTTATTGTTTAAATTTATAACTGAATTTAATTAGGAAAGACTTGATTGACAAGTCCTTCCATTATTTAATATTTTAATTGGTATTATTTAATACCTGCAATTTTATTCCAACGATATTCAATTTCACTCATTGGTTCCATTGAATCTTCAACTGCATTCATTCCTGAAGTAGCAGCTTTATCTTCTTTGGTACCAACAATTTCATCGTATTGTTCCATCTGCATGATATCTCCATCAGCACACATTTCGATTAATTTTTCAGCTACATCGTGTAGCATCATATCATCAGTTGCATCTTCGCGAGCGAATTCTAGTAAACGTATAAATAATGGTACATCAACTGAGATGACATCCATTTTGTTTTCTTCTTGTTCTTGATCTTCCATATTATTATTTGATATAAATATAGCAGAGAAATAAAAATATTAAATAAAGTCAAACCAACCTGTTAATATATATTTAGTTTTAGTATAACTAATTTGCCCCCTGTGTGTATGAGTCCAATCTGGGGGCCATATTAGTAATTTACCTGCTTCTGCTTTTTCTGTATGTTCTTGATATAGAAATTCTGTTCCACCATCTTCTACATCATTTAGATAGATCATCCAAACTAATACACGGGTACTAGTAGGACCATGTGAACGTTCGCAATGCCATGTATAAAATCCTTCACCAGGTTCGTATTTTTGTAAATTAAATCGAAGTATTGAAAACGGGGGTAGAACATCAATTGCTTGAAATTGTGCTGTATAATATTCTAATCCTTCCTGTATTGCAGGAAATAAATTTTTCATTAATGGATCCCATAATTGGATTTCATTTTTATCCCACTCATTAAATGAATCTGAAGTGAAACTAATATCAGTAGATTTTTTAGTTTCTGTTTTATTATGAGCAGACATCTCATTATCTTGAGATACAACTCTACCTGGTTTCTTTTGTGAAGATTTTTCAAATGCATCTATAAATTTAGAACATTCTTCGGGGGTAAGTACATTTCGTTGTGAGTAGATAAACTGCATATAACTAATTATAATAAAGAAACTAATTTATTACAAATTTAATTTAGAACCTATAGTAAAGAAGAATGTAGGTTTATCAAATGTAGATGGTATGTTTGATTTAATATTAAAGTTAATTCGGAAACGTTTAGATAACGGAATATCGAATGAATTACCTAACATAACATTAAAATTTTTATTTACTTTCATTATTGGATCACTCGTAATATAAGATGTCGGAGAATAAAGTAAAAACACTTCAGGTGTAAATTTAACTTTAGTTTTTGTTTCTAATGGTCTCATATAAAAACCAGTTAATGAAGGACCATACATTTGATCTCCTGATCCTAAGAATCCGGCAATTAATGATACGTTATAACCAGTAACACCTTTTTTACCTAATAATTTAATATACGTGTAACCTCCAAATGTTAAATGGTCTGTAAATGTAGTTGCATATGTTAATGAATAATTTCGAACGTGACTAATAGCACCATTTGTAGTATACATTTTAGTATATTTACCTGTTAATGCTAATTGTTTAAAATTTAAATGTATCATCGAAGTAGCACCCCATGATTCATTACCCATTAACGATGATTTAGATGCTGATATACCTAATACAGGAGTAAATGAATTATCTGCATTCTGCATTGCTGCTAAATCACCTTGTACTACTAATGGATTGGTTGTGTTTACTGTTTTAGCTTTCTTTTCGTCTTTCTTACTGTCTGATTTCTTCTCTTCTTTTTTGCTTTCACTTTTAGCATCATCTTTCTTTTCTTCCTTACTTTCGGATTTAGATTCTGATTTGCTTTCCTCTTTTGATTCAGATTTAGATTCGCTTTTACTTTCTGATTTTGCCTCAGATTTGGCTTCAGATTTGGCTTCAGCCTTAGCTTCGGCTTTAGCACCACCCGAGGATCCCCCGCCACCTCCACCACCTCCTCCACCTCCACCACTTGGGGCAGCCCCACCACTTGGTGCGGAACTACCCGCTGATGATGCGCTTGAACTCGCTGTAGATGATGCTGAACTAGATGCACTAGATGATGCGGTAGATGAAGCTGTACTTGATGCTGTACTAGCAGCAGCACCTGCGGCAGTATTAGATGCGGTTGACGAAGCTGTTGATGCCGCTGTACTTGCTGCTGTACTAGCAGCAGTTGAAGCAGCAGTACTTGCTGCTGTTGATGCAGCAGTAGCAGCAGCTGTTTGTGCTGCTGTTTGGGCAGCAGTCTGAGCAGCTGTTTGAGCAGCAACTTGTGCTGCTGCTTGAGCTACTACTGCTGAAATTGTATTTGATATTGTTTGTGTTTGGGTTTGAGTAACTACTTCGTTTGCTTTACAAACATAAGCTTTTATTTGTTCGTTTACCCATAATTGTACATCACCTTTAGCTGCTTCTTCGTATGAAAACGAACGAGCAGAACTACGATATACAATCAACACAGAACCCCCGATCGGAACATCATAGAATACCATTTGTTTCGAACAGGGGTCAAAGTATGCGTTGGTAAGTACTTGTGACTTACTTAAAAATGAAACAGTTAAAAGTAAGAATACAAGTACATACTTCACTTATTAAGCTCCTATTGCTTTACTAAATCCGTTAGGACAAGTTCTAGTACATACTAAAGATGCAACAACTGGTGCTACTGCAGCTCCGATTGCAATCCCAACTCCTGCTGGGGTAGCCCACAATGCTGCTGAATCCAAACTATAATAAATACAATTTGAACATACGTTTCTTAATAATTGTGGATCAACATTTCCACCAACACCAGGTATTGCTAAAAACCCATCTGCTACTATTGAACCCATTGCTGTTGCTGCTACTGATTTAGCTGCCATATCTGCCGTATAAAGAACCGGCGTAGCCATTAAAGATAATGTAGTTGAAGTTGCTGCTCCAGCTGGTTGAGCTGGAGTAAATGCTGCAACACAACCCATAGAGATTGCCGCAGTTATTCCAATTGTACAAGCATTTGCATCTGCCCAATTATATGCAGCTACTGCACCTGCTGCCACTATTTCAACACCCGCAACAATTTGTTGTTCGGCTTGTTTAGATAATTGAACGAACTCATTTTGAGTTACATCAAATCCTACCTTTGCAAATTCTTCGGTAGTACTTGCAATAGTACAAGCTGCACTTTCTACTCTGTGTGCACTATCGGTAGCAAATGCTACTGAATAGTTGTATGCATCTTCTACACTACCTATTGCAGTGTTTATACCACTTCCAATTGGTTGAATTACGTTATCATTAATTGCATTTCCTGCATCTACAAATGCATTACCAATTGGCTGAATAACATTATCATTAATTGCATTTCCCGCATCTACGAATGCGTTTTCAATTGCTTTTCCGGCTCCGCCCATATTTTTTTTAGTTTAGTTTATTTCCATTCTCATTAAATATAACTCGTTGTTTTCAAACCAATCTTTGAATCCAAACATTTTTGCTAATTTCTTTGCTTTAAGATTACCCTTTAAAGGTGCTCCGTATATTTCAGTATATCCTTCTTTTTTAAAATTGTTAAGAATACTATCATAGATATACATCATTCTTTTAAAAAAGGAATGTGACCAAATATTCTCATCAAAAGTTATATGCATTGCAATCTTACTTTTATTGAATAGATAATCACATTCTACTAATACATCTCTATCTTCATATAACGTTACTCTTATTGGTAGCATAATTACTTTCTATTAAGCTAGTAATTTGTAATACTCTTTAAAGTGTTTGATACGATCTGGTAGGCCAATTGTACCACCATTAACACGTTTTGTAATTTGAGTAACTACAGCATCGGAAGCACCACTATCAGCCATCTTATGTAATCCGTTTTTAGAGAAAAACCAAGCAGCTGAGAGTAAGGCGTATTTCGATGAAACCACATCTGGGTTAGACAAAATGTCTTCTCCAATGGACTTACCGAATGCAGTGTAGTTCTCTTTACCAGTTAACTGTATGTAACCTCTTCCGCGAAATTTATATCCTTCACCTGATGCTTCATTACCATTACCCATTCTACCTCCGTAGACACGAGCAGCAATTTTAGCAGGTTTGCGTTCATATTGAGCAGCTAATGATGCGTTTGGAAAATATTTTTTAAATATCCCCATTAATCCTTTAGCCGAATAATTTAAATTTTCTTGAGTTGCACGGAATCCACCTGATTCGTGTCCGCACTGTGCTAAAAAGTGAGCTAAACGTAATGGTGTGTTAATACCAAATTTAGACGCTGTATCAGGAATCATTGCGATTACTGCATCTGGAATATGTCCTTTTAAATTAGATAATTTTAAATTGCCTGAATTAGCAATTGGAGCCGCAGGGGTAGCAGGTGCAGTAGCTACTGGAGCAGCACCACCAAACATTTTTGACCAAGTACCAGCACCAACAATACCATCAGCTGTTAATCCATTAGCTGATTGCCATGCTTTAACAGCGGCGTCTGTTTTAGGTCCAAATTTACCAATGGCTTCTATGCCTAATTTTACTTGAAGCTTTTTTACATCTTCACCCTCAGATCCTAACTTTAATAGCATCGTTTATTGTTTTTATAGTTAATTATTACAGTTGTACTCTTTGTTCTTAGAATTGGATTTTATCCAATTTGTAAGTTAAACCTAAGCCTGGTGTGAAGTTATTTCCAACTAAATTACCAATAACCCAAATTTTAAGTCCTTCAGATTTTAATGGAGCATATCCTAACCATACGTTTGGCTTATTTACATTGCCTACTGGTTGAATACCCATACCTAACATCAATTTCTCACTAGCAAACATACGGATAACACCAAATTTCATAGTTTTATCTAAACTACCTGTTTTAGTTGATACCATTGGATCAGCATCATACTTGAAACCAGCATAAATACCCCATCCTTTTTTAATATAACCACCTGTTAAGTATCCGTCCATACCTTTATTAGTAGCAGAACCGAAAAATTCTTGTGCATTAGCAGCTGCTGCAGACAAACACAAAATTGCAATCAATAATAACTTTTTCATAGTTTAATTTTTAAATATATTCTTTTTTATCATACGTGATACTATCCTAGAAGCTGCTGTTTCCAACGCTTTTTTAGTGGTAATTCCAATTGTTGATTGATTAAATTTAATCTCATCAAATGAATCAGATAACGCACCTTGTTTTACTGTACTTGCCTCGCCTAAGCCTGAACCAGTGATATACTCAGCAGTTTCAGCGTTAACGAACTTAACTTGTAGACCCAACCGGGTAGTTTGAGTTTGCTTAACACCATCTTTCAATTTTAATTGTTCGTCTTCAGAAACAGAGAAGTCGTATACCTCTACATATACAAAATATTGTGCAAGCTTGATTTTTCCTCTACCATCTAATTTATTTTCTGTGATTCCTGATTGAGATGCTTGGAATTGTTTTACCATTCTGTTCTTAATCTCGGCTTTATCTTCAGTAAATGTAAATCGATTAGTTTCTTCTAAAAATTCAACTACAATATTTGTTAAACCTAAACCAACACGTTTGTCTTTAAGTTCAGGATACATTGCAAATATCTCATCTGTAATTCCAATACTTAATAATTGAATTGGGATTTTAGGTCCTTCATAATCAGATACAACATCAATCGATTGTTTCTTTTCAAAATCAGCTTGGTATGCTTCTGTCTTTACAGAACCAATAGTTTGTCCAAGTACTGGTAAACATAATAAAGACAGGAATAATACCAATAAATTAGCCTTCATATTCTTCTTCTTTTTTTTCTGCTTTAGTAGCTTCTGAAATTTGTTTTTTCATTCCTGTAAATTTATCTACTGAAGATAAACCTAATGAACCGAATGCAAGTAATGCTACTGCATTTACTAATGATTCTGCTGGGGCAATATGTGCTTCAGAGAATGAATTTTGATACATTGTAATACACAATGTTAATGCAGCTAATAAACCAACAAATCGTTTTGATGATACAGCACCTTTTTCATCAGCTAGTAATGAATTGGCACCTGCCATAAATTTTTTTAATATTTCCATTTTACCAAGGTTGTTTTGAAATTTTAGCCGCTATTTGATTTGCTTTCTCATTCTGATTAGTAAAATGTAGGTATACAAAATACATCTGAGTGCTAAAGCCAATTATAATCCCAGCTAAAACCATTTTTGAATAAATTTTATATACCTTTTCCATTTTTATTATCCTTCTATAGATTCTTCTATATCCTTTATTTTACCACATTTAAGACATTCTTCATCTCCGTCTCCATCAGCATCACCCCATACATGTTCGCATTGGCGATGAGCGAAATATTCATCGATTTTACCGTCACCATCATGATCTAAACCATCCATCACACCATCCCCATCTTCATCGATTTCAACGCCCTTCTTTTCGGTAGTTGGTACAGGAGCTGGTGAGTCACCTCCTTTAGTATCAGATAATGCGACACCATCTTCTTCATCCATTTTCTGAACCAACATTTTATCTTTATCAGTATCTGAAAACCAATAATCTATAATCTTACCGTATGAACCAATAAATGCTCCAAGTAATAACAACATTAATTCTTTCCATTCACCCGCAATTTCGGTGCCTTGAATAATAGCGGCAAATATACCACCAATTATTAACATAAATCCACCTAAAACCATAGCGGTAATATACCATCTACGTTTCATCATTGCATTTAATAGATCCTTAAATCCCGTAGGAGTAGGTTTTACCATAGGTTGTTCTTCTTTAAATAACTTCATTGTTAATTACCATTTAGGAGCTTCTTCTAGCTCTTCTTTAGCTGTTTTAGGTTTTGGTTTTGGAGCAGGTGCGGGAGCTGGTTTTACACCACTACCACCACCACCTACAACATTCTTTTGTTGTTGTGTGTTGTTAGTAGTAATATTAATTACTGGAGCTGGTGCTGATACAGCTGCTGCTGGTTCATCTTTTTCACCTGTAAGAGTTTTTGTAACATATCCACCAATACCTAATGCTACTGTACTTGCTAGACCAATAAGGATACTTTTTAATGATCCTCCACCTGAGTTTTCTGCTTCTTCTGCCATTTTATTTTTAACGTTTAATTACTAATGGTTTTTTAACTGATACCCCGTTGATATCGGTTAATGTTATATCATATATTCCATCTTCTAAATCTTTGAAATCGTATATTTTAGTTACAATCTCGCTTTCAGCAGTTAATGGTAATGTTTTTGTAGGTTCAGTAGCAGCAAATTTGTATACTTGTACAGAGTACTTAGCTCCAGTCGTAACCGCGTATTGTACTGTAACTGTACCACCTGTTGATACTACACTTAGTATATCTGTGGATTTTGCTGTAACTCCTAATTTAATATCAGGTGTGGATAAAACTTCTATATCACTGCATCCTGCGGTAATAAATATAAGGCCGATCAAAACAATTGATAATAAGTTTTTCATATTTAAAAGTTGTTATATCCTGTTAATTTAATTTTATCTGTGTTCAAGTTAATTCCTAATTGAGCTCCTTTAGAGTTAGCAGCATCTATTGCAGGAGTAACTTTAATTAATGTATTAATGTCTAATCCGTTTTGTAGAGCTGTAAATTTTAATTTAAATGGAATTGTAGTACCTGATATTGGAGTTTTTAATTTCTGATCAATTGCTCCAAATTTAACTTGCCCTTCTATTGAGTTAGCAAACACATACCAATCAGCTGGTATTTCAGATTTCATTGATTCGAATTTAAGTTTTGATGCATCGTATTTAAATTCAAATTGCAATGCAGCAATATCATTTCCTGTTACGCTTACTGGTATTTCAATTGTATTTGAAGTTACAGTTGCATTTTTTAAATTTACATCAATTGAAGCTACATTTTGAGGAGTATTGATAAATACTTCAGTGCGATTCATACTAGGACCAGCAGCATATAATTTATTAGCTATGCTTTTATTTAATGAAGGTATAGCGTTAGTTCTTACAGCTCCATTAACAACTACTTGGGATGAATGTGAACGGTTTACATCACCAGGCAGCACATACTTAATGTTAATTGTTGGTGGAGTTCCTGGAGTTGGTACTGTAGTATATTCAAACACTGCTTGAGATGTTTTAGCTGCATCTGTTCCCCAATTTGAAGGTGTTAATGCATCAAAGTGAGCTGCTTTAAATGTTGGTACACTCATATGTCCACCACTTCCTTGTACATAATTTGCTGGTAATACAAGTAATTGGTTAACACCAACAGCTTGTGCATATAATTGAGTTAAATCACCACCATCAAAAACATTACTTCTATTAACATCCGCTGCCCAATATCCCATACCTGTTAATATACTAATATTTTTATATGTTCTATCTAAGTTTTGAGATATGAATTCAGCTTCTGCTGTTGTATAGTCAGATACGGATACGGCGGCATTCATTATGCCTGGTAACTGATCCATATTAATAAATGTCATAATTTTATATTGAGTATTACCGGTTAGTAATGAATCAATAATATTTACAGTACCATTTGCTGTTACGTTAAATAAAGGACCTGTATTATCTGCTTTTAAGAAACCAACTTTAACATAAGCTGGATTGATATTTCCATTTAAATCTAATACAGCTTTAACGAATTTTTTAGCGTCTGGATTTTGAGTAATTACTGTAGTTAATGGAATCTCATTTAGACAAGCACCTGATGAGCCGTTTTGGTTAAATGATGCTGCAAAGTTCATTTTGATTGGATCCCATGCATCACCCACTGCTGTTGTTTTTAATCTAAAACGTAATTTTAATAAATCACTATATGCATTATAAGGTAATGGTGAGTTTGTAGCCCAGTTTAGATAAACACGAATAATGGTTTTAGGACCACCTTGAGTATAATTATAATTAGCATTATTATAGTTTGTATTACCATTTGCTGTAGTGTTATTTGCAGCCCCAGCATATGAATATCCAGGGTATGTGTAATTACTTATTGTAATTGATGAACCTGCAGGAAGTACACCACCATTACCACCAGTTCCAGTATGGTTTACATTAATAAAATCAAATGCAGCATTATTAAATTCAAAATCAAAATACAATGAACGAGCTGTTGTATTTCCATTACCATTTAATTGAACATTAACGATAAATTCATCACCTTTGTCAATTACACCACCATTTACATCTACTTTAGTAGAGTCATCGGATAATCTTACTCTTGGTTCTTGAGCGAACGCAGTTAAACTTACTAATGATAATAGTAAGAATAATAATTTTTTCATATTTTGTCTAATAATTTAGTTGTTAATGAAACCGATGCTTTCTTCAACGCATTTGATAATGATGTTTGATTAAAACCACCGGCTTCAGAAATAACTAAAGTAGACATTGATACTTCGGATGATTTTTCTGTTGCTGTTTTTGTTTTTATAACTTTATCGCCTTTTAATAGTTTTCCAACCATACTAATAACGACTGATTGTTTATCTTGATGCATTATACCTATACTTACATTTGCTTGTTCAACATCTAAAAATACGATGTCGACTTGTACTGAATAATCAGCAGCGTCTTTAGTAGGTACTAATGAATAATTTTCGGATAATAGTTCTTCAACTATATTTTTAACACCAAATGCTAAATTGCGGTTACCTGCTAATTTACCAATTTGGATTTTATTTTCTACATTATGTAGAAATAACTTAGGAGTTTGCGCTTGGCTAATGAATGATGCCAAAACTAATATTAATATAGCAATTACTTTCTTCATAGATAGAACTAGTTCCCCCATAAATATAGTATATACTACAAAACCAAATTTGAATATTATAGGCGTAGTGTGGATTTTTCAACGAACATTATGGCAATTTGTCGTTTTCGTAGAAGTGTTATATACGTATTATCGAACAAAATATAAAATAAAATGCCATTATTAGCAATCTCATTATTAATTAGTACATTATTTAGCGCGGTGTTAGTCAAATTTGACAATGTTGAACGGAAATCAAAACAACCCATCTCTAACCGCAGACATGCTGGTGGAAGAAACGGGTTGCTAGATATTAATAAAGACTTATCAGTCTAGTAAAATAGTTATACCTATAATACCATAGGTTCTATTTTGATGTGCTCTAACGAATCTTTTTCAATGATTTGTTTGAGCACTTTGATTTTTTTCTTAGTTTGAGTAAGATCTTTTTTATGTTGGGTTAATTTATCATCGGTTTTTTTCTCTTTTAACCAACTAGATGCAAAATCAGTTTTTTCTGTTTTGTTTACATCATCCCACATCTTACGATATTCAAGCGCTTTAATTTCTGATTGAAGCTTTTTCTCCATTATCATCTCATTGCTCAATTTTTGTCTGTAAAATGTCATGTCTTGATTAGGCATCGGACCACCTACGGCTAAACCGAGCATTATAAGTAATTCTTTTAAATCTAGCATAACTTATCCTTTTAATAGTTGTTTTTTATTATCGTTGCACTCACATTTACATTTAGGACAATCAAATGCTAATAGAGTACAAATACATCCTAAACCAAATCCAGCCAATGAGGCAATTGCAATTGTTGTTATCATAATAATAAATATTTGTTACCCGAGCAGGATTCGAACCTACCATAAGCGCACCAAAAACGCTTGTGTTACCGCTACACCATCGAGCAATTTACTGTAGCCCCAACGGGAATCGAACCCGTGACTCATCCGTGAAAGGGATGTGACTTAACCGCTTGTCGATAGGGCCATTACTGAGCTTCCGGTCGGGGTCGAACCAACGGCCTGCTGATTACAAGTCAGCTGCTCTACCATCTGAGCTACGGAAGCAATTTAGGAAAGTAGAAGATGGGTGCGTGGACATCTACTTTTATGATTGGCATTTCTAACCGATTGTATCCGCCCTTCCTACAGTTAAAGAATACATCCCAATCAACCTATGAGGAGAGTGAGGGATTCGAACCCCCGGTCCTGTTACAGACAATAGTTTTCAAGACTACCTCGTTCGACCGCTCTGACAACTCTCCTTGTTTATTGTGGGAGTGGACGGATTCGAACCGCCAATGTCGTAGACCACAGATTTACAGTCTGCTAAGCAACCGTTGCTCAACACTCCCAACTACTTTAATCTTTCTGTAATTCTTGTTTTAATTTTTCTAGGTATAAAATACCATCCATTAACTCATCTTGAGCGTGATTAATCCAATCAATTTTTTCTAAATCAGTACGATCTAAATCGGTACCATATTTTGTTTTACCAAAACGAGCTCTACGCTCAAATTTAGCAATAATGCTTGCTACTACTGTGTCTACTTTAAATTGATCCATCTATAACTTCTTTATATGTTTTATATTCTACTTCACCAGTACTCCAATCAGGAATAAATCCTAATAATAAATCACCTTCTTCATTTCTAGCAATAATATGAAAACCTATACCTTCACATATAGCATGTATATAACTACCTGGTTGTAATTTTTTTGCTAATTCGTCAATATCAAAATCCCAAGGCATATCGGAATCATTTATCTCACACCATTGTTTTGAAAAATCAGCCATAACTTTTATTTTTCCTAAATGTAATAAGGAAATAATTAACAAACAAATTATACTTTATTTGAATGTAAATCCAGTTAATTTTTCAATTTGTGCTAATGGTACTTCATTATTTGCAAATCCATCAGGATTAGATAAATCATTATTAAATAGATACGCATGCCATTTACCTGCTACCTGAACTACTTTCCAACATTGAGTTGGAACTGATACTAAACCAATCTTTTTTGCCTCACCAACTGAGCCACTCCATACTCTTACTTTTGAACTAATTAATGCCCAATTTCGGGTAGCTGTTTCTAATGATTTCCAATCTCCAGCATTTAATCTATGAGTTTGTGCTACCATGTTTGAAAAGTAGAAACATTCATCTTGTACGGCTTGTGTTTGGCAAAGGTTATCTGCTGCGGGCATTACGTGTCCTCTATCGTATCCACTCTTTACATAATAAAATGCAATATTAGTTTCATCTACTAATTGTGGGTCTGGCTTGAAGTTATCCTTTCTTTTTAATGGAGTTGGACAACCTACCATTGCTTTGGTTGTTTCCCACTGCACTAATACAGGATAGCGTTTTGATTTACTGAAGTGTGTTGTGTAATTTGTGTGTTTAATTACCACAATATCTTGTGCTGTTAAACCAAATGATACGAGTAATAATAGTAATAATAATTTTTTCATAGTTTTATTTAAAGTAATTTACCCAAATTTTACGTGTTTTATCTGTATACGATTTCAATAAACATTTATTCATATAAACATTCACACGTGGATAATTATACGTATCACATAAAGTACTAAAGATGTCATTTGTATTAGTTTGACGTGTTGTAAATTGGTGACTTGCCCAAGGTATCTCAGGTGATGCTACTAATGGTACACCTTGTGAAATAATGTCAGCTGCTACAATATTGAATGTTTCATTAAACGATACTTGCATTCCAATATCCATTTTAGAGCATAATTCTAAAAATTCTTCACGTGATGCCCACTTATGGATTACTAACTTATGTCCCTTATTTTCTAATTGTTCAAATAAAGCAACTAAATTATTGAATATTGGTTCGCCTTTTTGCTCTAATCTAAAGTTAATATGGAAATTAAGTTTTTTACCTATTTTATCAGCTAATCCAACAGCAGCTATTGCCTGGATTAAATGATTTTTTAATGGGCGAACAGCACCAAAGCAAGCTATATCGATAGTATCTTTTGATTTATCTAACTTTTTAGATTTATATTCTTGAGGATAATAATTAGGTAAGAATATTACTCGTTGTTTTTGTAATTTTTTATCCCAATCATTCTTATGTCCTAAATAGAATTGGATGTCTTTAGTTGTTTGTGGTGAATTACAAGCTACAACTACATTATCGTATTTGCTATAATTACCTAACCAATTCATTGCCATTCCTTCATTTGCTAAAAATGGCACTTCACTATGTAAACGAATTACCCATTTAACGTTTGGATGTAATTTAACTAATATATCAAATTTGGATGGAACTACCCATAGCGCTTCGATAATAACATGTGATGGATTGAATTCTGTTACTTCACGATCAATATCGTTATTATCAGTTACAACCACCATTTTAGATTCAATGTGATCTTTCTTTAGCATCTCATCCATAAAGAGAGCTGAATTGTACAGGCCAGTGCTTAATCCTACGTGAGAATATTGTTCAGCACCATAATTTTCGTTGCGTTTTAAAATAAAGAGTACTTTATTTTTGTTGGGTTTCATAAAAGTTTTAGATAGACATTATTGTATATATATAAATATCAATTCTATCTTTTATGTAAATTAACTTAATTATTACTACTTTGAATAATGTATATTAGCTAATACAAATTTAGCAAATTTACGATGTCCTGATGCTTTCAAATGTATCCCATCACCAGAATCTGAACGATCTATAGTAGTATCTACTGGAATGATATCACATCTCATTAATTGTTTGTTTAATCTTGCTTGTAAATTAGCATATCTTGTTCTAGCACGGAACATTGTTACTTCTGGGTAGGGTCCGTTTGTAAGTATTTTATGAGGGGAGTATCCTAATACAACTACTACTGGAATATCATAGTAGATGCATTCATCTATCATGTTTTGAACGTTATCTACTACTTTAGATAGGGGTACATTTGAGAAAGCATCATTTGCTCCACCATAAATTACTACCATTTCATAATCTGAATAAGTTGAAAGTTGGTTATGTAATGTTTTAAACATCCAATCTGTACGTTTTCCTACAGACGATAAATTTACATACTCACGTTCTAATCCTTTAGCAAATTGATGTTGCCATCCACCTGAATAACATGTTAATGAGTCTCCTATAAACAATATTCGTTTTGGCTTAGTAAACGAAGGAAACAATAAAGCCAATAATAAAACTAAATACTTCATAACTAATATATTTTTGATAATTTATACAATGCGTAAACAAACATGAATACCCCAACAACTACTCCTATTTTATATATCATAATTAATTCGATAATGGTGCTTTAATTCCTGAATGTGATTCGTATCCAATTAATTCGAAGCAGTTTGGGCGATACGATAATATTTTGTCATTAAATGTTTTTGGTCCTAATCGTTCTTTAACTAATTCATGCTGATACCAATTACGTTCAGTAATATTTACTTTAGGTAATTTAAATGGTTTGCGTAGTATTTGCATTTTAGCTTGTTCAATATGATTTAAATATAAATGAACATCACCTAAATTACCAATCAATTCATCAGGTATCATACCAACTTCTTTTGCTATGATTTCTAATAATAAAGCATATGAAGCAATGTTAAATGGTAATCCTAAAAATGTATCTACTGAACGTTGGTTCCACATTAATGAAAGGTATTTACCTTCTCTAACATAACATTGAAACCCATAATGACATGGTGGAAGTACCATTTGATCTAATTCTGCTACATTCCATGCTGATACCATCAATCGTCTGCTATCTGGATTAGTTCTAAGTGAATGAACTAATTGTAGAATTTGATCATACCACAATGAACCTTTCTCATTACCATCCATATCCATCCACCCTTGCCATTGTCTCCATTGCTTACCATAGATTGGTCCTAAATCACCCCACTTTTTAGCAAACTCTTCATCGGTTTTAATGTACTTAATAAAGTGGTCTTTTGAATATGTAAGTAGATTTAATTCATTTTGTTTTGATACATAATTTTTATATGCATCACCATTCCAAATGTGACAATCATAATCCAATAGAAATTTAATATTAGTATCACCACGTAGAAACCACAATAATTCAGCTACGATTGATTTCCACGCCATCTTTTTAGTAGTCAGCAATGGAAATCCTTCAGACATTTTATGGCGAATCTGTCTACTAAATACTGAAATAGTACCAGTACCAGTTCTATCGGATTTTTCTACACCGTTATCTAAAATGTCTTGTAATAATGCTTGATAATGTTTGTCTATGTTATTCATTATTGGATTTTTGAAAATAAAACTGTGTCCATAAAATATTTAGCGCGTTCTTCACCTAATTTAGCTTTTAATACATTATATGTACGTTCGTTTTTAGATTGTTGTTCGCAATAATAATTTTGTGCTTCAACTACTAATTTAGGATCAGCAAACAGACCTACTGTTTTAGTATATGACTCAAATAAATCAGTTGCTTCATTACATAATCGAACCATTTCTTCTACACCGGGCCTAATTGCCACTGCGTGTTCTGAAAATATATTATTGGCCCATTCAGGTAATGGATATGGTGTTTTAAATTCGTAATCGATGAATTTATCTGGTGAGTATGTAACTGGAGATAAATCAATAAATGCTGCTAATGGTTTTTCATTAGTGCATATAATATCAAATCCAAATATTGGATCTGCAAAATTCAATTGTGGAAATGCTGTAAAATGTAGTACCTCTAGTGCTCTATCACTATAGCGTTCAATATGAGCTATACGAAATGAATCAGAAACATATCGGGTATTTTCCCACCCGAAATCTTCTGTTTCGATTTCAAATCCATTATCTTCAATCAGAATATTTTCTAAAATATTAGCTGTTTGATCCAGTATTATTTTGTAATTCATCTAAGATAGTAATGATATATTCAAATCCTTTATTTACTTCGTCTGCCCATTCATCTTGCTGAATTGCTCTAATAGTACCAATAGCTTCTTGCATGTTTTCAAAATCATACATTCTACCTAAACCTGGTGTTTGATCTTTCATCATTTGTCCACCATAAGCCAATGCTAAATAATGTAAATAAACGTGAGGTAGACGTTCTTCCTTAGTTAAAGTAGATAAATAATAAGAATATGCTGTTGTGATTGGAAGAATATTCATTATATCCATTACTGATTTTAATTCAAGTATATCTTCCTTTATTTTATCTGTACGAGTTAATGATGGGTGAGGTAATTCCTCTGATTCAATAGCATCAAATATAGATAATTGCTGATATAAGTATTTTACATATTCGTCTGTAGATAATTCACCACGAAACATTCGTTGGTTGAATTCCATTTTTTCTGCTTTACTGTGTAGTTCAGCTGTTGCTTCTCTTAATCCCATTTTTATAATTTTAAATGTTTAATATTTTCTCTTTCAAGTTCATGTGAGTATCTTTCTCTCATTCCAACTATTCTATGGAAATCTTTATATGCTGTTGGGTGGTAATCTTTTAAATAAGATAATCCTAACTCATATTCAAATAATACATCTTCATATCGATGTTCTCTAGAATCAAACCCATCTTCTAATATTTTAATATCAGATTGTAAATTTCCAATTACATTCTGTAATGAATCAGCTTTACATTCTGTAATTATTGGTTCTGAGGGTGTATCAGTTGGGTGTATTAACGTCCAAAAAATTAATTGATATAATGCGGCTCCTACAATAAATGATATTATTGCTATTGTTTTACCTCCAAACTTGTGTGTATCTTCCATGTCTCCAGATTGTTTTTTGTTTTTTTGCTCTTGGTTGTTTTATTGATCGGGTTATTCTACTATCATCTTCAGGCGGCACCCGCCTATAATCTTCTTTAGTATCGAATGAATATCGGATATCACTATCGGTAAGCCAAGTTTCATATGAGTGTGTGCTGTCGGAGGGAAAATCGATTAACACGTAGTATCTCTCGTGTTCTACTCGTAATATATCACCAACACCTAAATCTGTAACTATGCGTTGTCCTACTTGGTACATTGATTATGATAATAATTGGTCTAAATCGATATTATATTCATTCATCATTTGAATAAATTTCTCTCTATATTCATATGCTCCTTCATTACCACCATGTTTGTATTCTGATCGTAAATGCTGGTCATATTTCCACATCATTAATACTAAATCCAATGACATAATAGCTCTTAAATGTGCTATTTTATCATCTGGATCATTTAAATCGTACGTTAGTGTTGCTGTTGCCATAACTTTTATTTTATACTTAAATGTAATCAGGAAAAGGTCGAATTAACGACCTTGTCCACGATATCTTTTAACGTAATTTTTAGATTGCTTAGCAAATGATTGTTTTGTTTTTGAATGACGAAACAATGTTTTCTTTTTGATTTCAATCTTGCGAGATTCCGCTGCTTTAGCTTTTGCCATGTTATAACAAGTTAAGGGTTTAGTATAAATATACTAAACCTCTCTCTTGTCACCGTATGCAATGATGTGATCTCGTCCTGAAAAATTATATGAATTTTCTGTACAGTAATCTAATACTATTGGATACATTTTAATTAATTCTTCACGAGTATCTCCAGCAGGCATAATCCATGTTTTAGATTTTGGTATATTAAAACGCTTACGGAATGCTTCAATTTCATCTAATGTTTCTTTCGAACCATCCCATACTGGTTTAAAATGATAGTTCTTATGATATGATAATAATTGATGAATTGCGGGATAATTCATTCGGTATTTGTTATGTTGATCAATCATCTTTTGATCTACAATTTTACCTTGTGGTGTTTCAACACCAAGTACAGGAATTGAATTTGTAAATTTAGGTGATAATGAGATAACATCAATTGGTAAATCAGTATGCAGCATATGTGAACCTTCGGTTTCAATAGTTACAATACCTTTTTTAGCCGAATGGATATGTTTGAATACATTAACTAATTCATTTACTAATTCAGGATGCATTGACGGACCACCACCAGTAATCATTAAATGAGTAATATCCCAATTCTTCATGAGGAAATCTTTAATATCCTGCATTGTATATTTGCCCTTCTCTGGATGAATTGATGTGTACCATGAATCACACCACCCACCTTCACCAAAGTAGCAGCGATGGGTACATCCTGTAGTACGTACAATAATGTGTGGTTTGCCTGCTAATGATCCTTCAGTCTGAATGCAACGATATACTTCAATTACTGGTTGATTTTTAGTATAATCTAGTGCCATTTTGTTTTTCTTTTAATTTTTGACGTTTAGCTAATTTTTTATCTACAACTACTTCTGCATTAATATCTACCTCAACGGTTTTCTTATTTGCATCTCGAACTTTGGTTTTCCATTCGGCTTTAGGAACGAATGACCATCCATGTACTTTTACTTTTAAATCAGCATCTTGGTCTGATACTCTACGGATTTCATCTCCTTTTTTGATACACTTCATATTTTGAATTTTAATTTAATTAATTGTTGAATATAAGTAAGAAACTGCACATCACCAGCGAGTACAGATAAAATGTTAGGATGTGCGTCGCCACACGATCCTAACAAATGACTAATAATGTGTCTAATTTCCTCCATTATTGTTGATATTCAGCTAATACTTGTTCTACTGCTGCTTTAGCAACTTCCCAACTAACTTCACCAGTTTCATCTTCATATTGAACTGGATCTTTACGTCCTAAGCGAATGAATGCTTCGATACGTTCAACGGATGCAGCTGATTTGTAATCGCTATTTCCTGATGGATAAGGTTTGTATGATGTATTAGTACGTTTATATACTTCATCAAAATTTAAACCTAATTTTTCACAACATGCTAATCCGTCTTCTAAAATAGTAAATTTATTACCTTCTAAATATGGAGTATAATGATAAACTAATTCAGAATCCCAATTACCAACTTTAAATGCTTCAAAATCAGCGTCACGGAATTCTTGACGGCAATCAGGATAAATAGCATGATCACCAGCGTGAATACCCATTGCAATTGCTACTTCTTGCTTATCGCCTTTAGTTGCTACTGATAATGCTGCTGCTTGAATTAATGAAGCGAAAATCTTATTACGATTAGGTACAACAGTTTCTTTCATGTTGTCTTGCTCGTAATGTCCTTCGGGTACATCGTTTCCACCTGTAACTAATGCTGAATGAAGTAAATTTTGTAATCCATCTAATTTGATAATTTGATGTTTTACTTTAGGATATGCTTCTTCAAATCCACCAAATGCTTGATCAGTATGAGTAACACGCATTGGAGCTGTATTAATATACTCAACCAATGATGCGGCACGTTCTAATTCAACACGATGTTTTTGACCATAATCAAATCCTAATGCTGTAACTTCGTAGCCATTAGCTAATAGGTGGAGTAATAATGTTGAGGAGTCCATTCCTCCGGATAATGATAAAACTGCTTTTTTTGTACTAGACATAAAATTATAAAATATAAGATTGGAACGTATTAATTTATTGATCGATTAGTTCCGATAACCGATTTTTTTTTACTAAATTTTCTTCAGGATGTAATCTAGCGAACTCATCTAAAAATTCTTCTTCATACAAAGTAACTAACCCTGTATATTTAGGATTAGAAACGTCTCTAATTTTTTCAAATTTAGCACCTACTTTTTTAGCATATAGATTTATACGTCCGCATAATTCCTTACCACCTGCACGACCTAGGTAATCAAATACTGATATCATAACTTATTTTGTTTAAATTGTTTATAATATAAATTTAATTAAGAAATTAAATAGGCATGTATTCCTCTTCGTATGAAGCTGAATTACGGCCATTTTCAAATACTTCTACTTTAGATACCCTAACTCGGTAATGAGTTTCGTCTTGAACGAATTCATTGATCTTTTTAAATAGATATTCAGCAAAACGTTCAGCGCCAACGTAAGGTAAAATTCGTAACTGGATGATCCCATCTTCGCCCATTTGTTTGAATTGTTCTAAATACGGATCGTCTTCGGAAATAATTGTAGTATGATCTAATAAGTAATCGAACCACTGTTTTGGATTCATTCCATCGATATTGCCATTAGCACGTTTCATACCACCGAAATCCCATACCCAATTGCGTTCGTCTAAATCTCCTTCAAAATCTACTTTAAAGGATATGGCATATCCATGTAAGAACCTACAATGGGTTCCTTCTGCTCTCCATTGTCTAAATACAGTAGAGAATCCATCAAATAATTTTGATGATTTAAATGTAATCATGATAATAGTGTTCTAAAATGTTTGACGTTATGTAATACATCTGAAATCTGCTGTTGTGTTAATTGCTGATTAAAGAATGTTTCTAATTTTTCTTTTGGTTTATCTAACAATACTTCATCTGGATATTTACCGTGTTTTAAACCGTAAATAACTGGATTAGATGTATCGATTGTTTTAATAAATAAGTATTCTTTACCTTTGTAGCTAGAGAATTCATTAGGTAATGTAGCACCTAATAAGTGGTGGTGAATTGTTTTATTAAATCCATTTAATGATGGTAACATATTAACGAATTTAATACGTCCAGTCATTAAACTTAATAACTCGTTTTGATGCTTATATAATTCTTTATAAAACACACCAGCATGATTTAATGCAATGTGGGTGTAACCTAACTCAACAAATTTACTGTATGTGAGCATTGCATCCGATACTGTTTTTGCTTGTACTAC